ATGGCTCCGGGAACTGACGAAGCGCTCGATGGCTTCGTCGGACTTCGGATCGCTGCGACCCTCAAACGAAGGACTTGGATCTACCGATACAAGTCTCCTCTCGACGGCAAGATGAAGCAGATCAAGCTCGGGGAGTGGCCGGCCTTGCCCTTTGCCGCGGCTATCGCAGCATGGGAAGAACAACGTCGAATTCGTAGCTCTGGGCTCGACGTCGCCCTAAACCGGAAGCTGGAACGGCAACGCCTGCTCGAACAACAGCTGGAAGCATCAAGACCGCCATACACCGTTAGGATGGCGTGCAACGACTACTACAAAGAGCACATCCTCAAGGCACGGAAGACTAAGGGCGCCGACCTCGTCGAATATATGTTCGACCAGTATCTAGCACCTATCGAGAACATCGAGATCAAGAACCTGAAGCGCGCCGAGTGCTTCGACCTACTCCAGTCCCTTGCGCACATCCCAGCGATGGCAAGCAAGTTGCGGTGCGAACTGAACTTGGCATGGGTCCATGCGATGGATGCCGGCCGCATTCCAGAAACAACGCCGAACTGGTGGCAGAACATCCTGCGGGGCAAGCTGCGGACCAAAGGCAAGCGACAAGGGGGCACTCTCCGGAAAGAAAAGCGCGTCCTTTCCTCGTCGGAGCTCGTCGAGCTCTTCCGGTGGTTCCCACGTTGCTCTTCCCTGCTCCACGACGCCTTGATTCTCTACCTCTGGACGGGAACCCGCGGCGGCGAAATCTGCTCGATGGAGGGCTCAGAGATCTCGGAAGAATCGGACGGTTGGTGGTGGACCATTCCCAAAGCGAAGACAAAGAATCACAACGTCGACGGCGCCACCGACATGCGAGTTCCGCTAGTGGGCCGCGCCCAGCAGATCATCCAGTCCCGCATGCGGCGCTTCGGGGACGGCTACCTCTTCCCCAACAAGAAAGGCGAGGCAACCAGCCAGTTGATTGTTCAAACCGCCGTCTATCACTGGCAACCCTACAGCAAGAGCAGAGGATTTCACCCTAGACTGACCGTAACGCACTGGTCACCGCATGATTTGCGGCGCACCGTTCGCACGATCTTGGCGTCGCTCGGCTGCCCTCGGGACGTGGGCGAGGTGATGCTGGGACACGTCCTGGGTGGCGTCGAGGGCGCCTACAACCGCCATACCTACGATAAGGAGCGGCGACACTGGATCATCAAGCTCGACGCGCATCTTGAGCAGTTGGCTGCCGCATCCGCGGAGATCGCTGAGGAAACGGAAATGAAGGCCGCTGCATAATCTGGATCTTGACCGCCCCTAAACATTCCCAGCGACACGCCGTAAACCGGTCATGACAAAATTTTTCGATAAGGAATTGGCCGACGCGATCGGCTATGGGGCGGCCACTCATGTCGCCGCGCTCGCTTCAGATCTTCAAGCAGACATCGATCGTATGAATGCAATGCGCAAGGCCGAGGGTCGGCCTACGATCGAAGAAGAGGAAGAAGCTGAGAAAGCTTGGTTTCGCGAGCAGATGGAGGCCGGCGAACGGTTCGATCCCGATGTTGAGGGATGGGCTCGCGGAGAGTAATCGATCTCCCGCGGCCGTCACTATCGCATCATCGTCGCAAACCGGACCGGGATGCCGGCCGCCTTTGCTTGTGAAACCATGTCGAGCGTGCCTCGCCCGCCCGGCAGTGCGAACACCATGTCGGGCTTCGCCTCGCGCAGCATCTTCGTGTTACGCGCGCTCCCTGCTGCATTACCGAGAAGCGTCCAGTCCGCGGGATATACGTCAACCGCGATCCCGCGCGACCTAGCCCATTCTCCCGAAAGAGTATCGGCACCGGGCGCGTCCCCATGAACGGCTACCGTAACGCCAACCTCAGCATGCAACTTGTCGAGCCACATGAATGCCAGCAGCGCGTTCCTGAATTCGCGTCCGCCGCAGATCAGCACTTTCATATGACGCCAGCCAGCATCAGCAGAACGACTACTCCGCCGATCAACGAAACAGTGGTGCTGGCCGCTTTCACGCCGACTCCTGTCCGACTTTCTCAAGCAGCTTTCGGTTATCCGCCTCACACTGGTCGTAGATCTTCCGCGCAAGCTCGAAGTCCTTGCCCTCAAGTGCCGCATGCAGTTGGCTACCGGGCGCGGCGCACGTGTCCTTGAACCTGATCGCGTTACGATGCATTCGACACCTCCGCACGCAAGGCATTTATCGCCGCATCCGCGATCTCCCCAACTCGCTCCGGGTCGTCGGCCACGTGGTGGAAGTCGTTCGGCCCCATCGTTCCCACGCCCCACGCCGACCAAACGCGCGTGCAATCGTATGCGTCCCCGAGCGCTTCAGCGACTGCTTCGCACACAAGTTCGCGCCGCTCGTCCGTCAGGTTCGCCACCGTCGCATCGGCGGCGCGGACAGGCGTAGTGTTCTCGATTGCCTCAAGCGCTTCTTCCCATGGGCAATTCAGGTTCGAATGTTCGCCGATGTCGATCTGCAGGTGGGTGGCGATAGCTCGGGCCAGCTTGTCCGCCATGTCGTGATACTGGTCGCGCTCCCGGAGCGTCTGGTCCCAAAGCTCGTCATCGGTCGGGCGCGCCTCTGCCGGTGCGTCGGCCGGCACGATGATCGCGCCGCAACTCTCCAGAGCACCCGCGACGGCTTCCCGAATGCCGGGCGCATCGTTCGCGAGACGGGCTACCTCGTCCGTGAATTCCTCGGTCAGTCCGTCGTAGGCGATCGGAGTCGCATCGGCCGATGCGTCGGCCTGCGCGGGTTGCGCAGCACGATAAAGCGGGTAAGCATCCTTTCGCCCCTTCGCCTCGTCGGGTGACACAAGCTTCGAACCATTTGGCGTAAGGATCGCCCAGCAGTCCGGTTCGCTTGCCACCGCCTCCGCAGCGGGCGATGCTGCCGCGCGGGCTTGCCAGCCTTCCCATGCCATCTGAGTGCCTTCGTGCTGGTATTGCGGCTCAATTACCGCGGTCCCATCACACCACGTTTCGGGACGAAATCCGTAGTTGAACGTCTCGTTGCCCCACGCCTCAAACGCCGCCCGCTCGTCGGCCGGCGCTGCTGCCGCCATAGCGGGGGAGCGGGACTCGATGAAGCCGAGCGCGCGGCTGCGCCCATACGTGGGATCGCAAGGTTCTTCTGCGAAGTAATGCCCGAGTTCTGGCTCGTTGGGCCAGTCGATGAACCATGCGACCGGCTTCGCCCCTTCCGCACCTGTCTCATTGGCAGGGATCGGCGCTGCTGCGGGCTGCGAAGCGGGGGATTCGGCGAGGATGGCGCGAAGCCGTTCAGCGTAGTCGATCCATGCCGAGAGATAGTCGGCGTCTGCGCACGCGCCGCAAATCCACGCACCGTCGTGCGGATGCAGATTGGCTCGCTTGTCGCAATGCTCGCATGTGCCGAACCGCACGGCGTCGGCGTCGTATTCGGGTCGCATGGGTGCGGCCGGAAGCGCAGCGGTTCGGTCGTCGTCCGAGTCTTGATAGACGCGCTCCTGCGCCTCCCGCATTACCACTTCTTTCGTCAGCGCGCCGGCGCTGCTCGCATTGGTCTTGCTCATGGGGTGCCCCCGTTGTTCGTCTGGTTCAATTCTCGCGACTTAGCTTCGGAACGACGCACGGCTTCTTTGCCCCGCTCCCACTGCATGCCCATCGCTTTGCAGATCGCGTCGAACGCATTGCCCATTGCGACGCCGCCATGCTGTTGGTTGTCGAGCGCGTAGTGGTAGTCCGCAATCGCCTGTCTGATCGCGCGCAGTGTAGGAACGTGCTCATCGAAGCAAGCGCTCTTGTGGACTAAGTCGTTTCGCACCCGGCCAATGTCGGCACGCCATACGAGCGCCATCTGGTCGGGAACCGGCAGCGGTTGCTGTCGAACATACGCGGCGGTCAACCGCTCGAACGACTGCGCCAGGCTGCGCTGGCCGTCCGCCATCGGATCTTCGCCATCGGGGCATTTCAGTTGCCCGGAGAACGCCTCGAGCAGCATCCGCTGCACTTCGACCTTGCGGTGGAGCTCGCCGATCTGCTGGTATGCCTGCACGCGCTCGAGCGGCATGTCCGGGCGGTCGACCAGCACACGTGCGCGCTGCACCTGTGCGTCATGGTTCGCCTTCCAGTGGTCGCGTTCCTTGCAGGTCGCCTCGATCGCCTCGCGCATCAGGTTGTATGCCTCACCGCGGGCAGCGATCGGAGCACCTTCGCCGGCGCGTGAGTGAACCTGCCGATCAAGACTCACATACGCGTGGACGCGTGCCATGATGTCTTCAGCTTTCACGACTTGCCCTCCCCGTCGAGGATTGCTTGTGCACGCTGATACGCGACGTCGCCTTCCCAGCCCTTGCAGCGGTAGATCGACATGAACATTTCGAGCGTGACCCGCACGTCCGCACTCAGTGTCGGTGCTCCGCCTGCGGCTACCAGACCGAGCCGCTGCGAATAGTCGAGATAGTTGGCAACCTTCGAGCGCTTCCGGTCCATCGCCTCTTCGTCGGGAACGAAATGGAATTCACCGCCCGATACACTTCGAAGCCGGTTCACCATCGCCAGCAGATCGTTGAGCTCCGCATACATGCGCTGCGCGTTCGACTCTTCGCGACCAGGCTGGACCTCGCTAAGCCCGAACTGCTGCGCCTTCAGGGCGATCTTCGCGACCTCGCTTGCCTCCTCAGCGATCTTCGTGAGGCAGTGTTGAACTACGGACATCATGATGCGTTTTCCTTGTGGTTGACTTCGCTCTGGCTCGCGGAAAGGAGCGTCCGCGCCTGATCCTTCGCGAGCTCGAACACACGCTCGACCAATTTCGGATCGAATCCGGTGGACTTCTTGATGTAATAGATCAGCAACGACGGATCGCAGCGGACGACCAGTTCCAGTTGTTCACGGTGTTCGGGTGTCATCGCTTGATCCCCGCAGCCGCGAGTGCTTCCCGCGCAATGGTCATGGCGTCGTAAATGCTGGCGCTGCCTTCTTCGAAGGCATCACCGATACGCTGCAGCGCGCCGATCAGCTTCGGCAGCGCGACGATACGCTTGGCGAGCTCGATGCCGGGCGCATAATCTTCTTTCTCATCCTTCATTCGAACGACGACCTCCGCGATCGCGCCGTGATTTCCAGCATCGATCTCCTGATAGTCCTCGACCCGATCACCGAGCTGGAGTCTGTCCAGCATCTTCAATTCCGGCTGTCTACGGTGGTCGCTCATCACTTTTCCTTCGGCTCGTAAACGACCGTCTCGCCCAGCTTCAGAGCGACATACGCGCGGCAGGCCGCCTCGAGCGGCGTAGCGCCGAACCACGCCTTCGAGCCTGCGAACGAACCAGTGTCGATGAACGCAAACCAGAGCTTCTTCGGATCGTCGACACCCATCGGGCCGGGCGCGTTCAGATTGATCCGCTCGCCCTGGATCAGCGGGTGACCATCGGTCGGGTTGGAGGACGGCTGAAATGCGCGGAAGTAAGAGATCGGACCTTCGGCGTCTTGGCCCTCCTCACGAATCAACGTGCGACCGGGCCGCATTTCGCCCAGCGGCTTCTCATGCGTGATGCCGGCCGCGACAGCGACGAAGTAGTCGAGCTCGGCGCCCGTCAGTTCTTCAGTTTGGAATTCTCGTTTCATGGTCGTCAGTGTGGTTGTAGGCCGGCGAACCGGCCCGTTGCTTCAGATGGCAGTCAGCTCGTTTGCGGAGAACACGCCTGCGCGCTGGACGCCGCACTTGGGACACGTCGCGGTGATAACGAGCGAGTGCCCGGCAGGCACTTCACCCGGTTCGTCGGTCGCCGGCGGGATGATCGCGCTGCACGAAACCGCGCCCTCGTCCATTTCTTCACCGCAGTCACATGTGAAAGCAGCCATGCGTCACTTCCCTTCTAAGGTTTCAGTCTAAGAACCCGTCACTGGACAGACTGCAGACGACGCAGCACTTCCTCGACGGACACGTCCTCGGTGGTCACGCCACCCAGCAGCCCAAGAATGGGCAGCTTGAGGATCAGAAGCAGCGTCACCCACGTCCGGCCGCAGAACGTGCTCGGCCGATCGCAGATGGGTAACAGCCACATGAAGAGCAGCAGCTCAGGCAGCGACAGGAATGCCCACACCGTCCCCAGCCACAGACTGTTCAGGTAGTTGCTGTTCTTCCCAAGGCGGTATTGGTAAAACGCGGGAGTCCACATCGTTCGTATTTCCTGTTTCTTCGAACGCAAATTTGCGCAGGTTCGTCTTGTTCCGGAGGTTGGCGGCGGCCCGCTTTCGCTGCTTCGCCACGCCTTGCTCCGGCGTCTCTTTCGTGGGCTGCGGCGTCTCGATCACCACAAGGGGCGCACCGCTTTTCACACGGGCGCGTGCCTGACGCATACCGGTCTTCGCCAGCCCGTCGCAGTGGTTGTTCACCCACAACCGGGGAACGTCGCCCCGCGTGTGGCCCTTGACGTGCTTGAACCGGATGTCAGCCCGATTCGCGTCGATCAGTCGGTTCAACCCTTCGACGATCATTCTTTCGTCGACGCTCAGGAGACGCTTGCCCTCGAATGCGAGAATTGCCGCCTGACAATCCGTCTGCGCGAGCAGCGAATCGCCGGGCATCGCGATCTGGTGCGCGAACGCCATGTGCACGCCGTTCACGACCGCCATCATTTCTGCGACGTTGTTGTTCCGCGCGAGCGACTTGAGCGCACCGCCTGCCGAATGTCGCCCGCGTTGCGAGACGGACCAGTAGCCGTAGCCGCCGGCGCCCGTCTCTGGATCCCATGACGCGTCGGCGATGATCGTCACGAGCATTGGCTGTCCTTGTCCTCGCGAGGATCGGGGCCACCCTCGATCTCTTCGCTGTCGTGCGGCGTCATCGTTGTTCCGCATTTCGGGCAGTCGTCCTCGCACGCGCAGTCCCACTCGTCGTGCCATTCGGTCCCGCAATCAACGCAGCGGTAATGGTTCTTGAGCCAAGTCATTACGCCTCCGCTTGCTCAAGCACTGCATCGGCACGCGCGCAGATGGCGCGAAACTCAGCCTCGGTCGAGTTCCCAAACTCTTCCGAATAGACGGCCTCGCCGCGCAGCGCTTTCAAGGCCGCTACGAGCTCGTCGTGGAGGTTCCAGCACTTCACGAGACGGGCGGCGTTCGCGTAGATCTCCTCGTGACTCATGTCCTGGCCGGCGGTCGCCAGGAACAGTTGCGACCGTCCGCTACCGTTCGTGTAGTGATGGACCGGGCCGCCCCTGACAACGCCGAACCTGCCAAGCTCGAGTTGTCCCTCAGTGTGTTTGGTCATTGCTTACTTACCCCAACAAACGCAAATTTAAGCTGCCGTCTGGATGTCGCGCGGGCCGAAGAAGTTGCCCATCTTTCGCGCCGCGAAATACGCTTCCATCATTCGCTCGACGTCATACAGCGCCGCGTGAGCCTGCGACGGGTCGTAGTTGACACCGCAGGCGAAGCAGAGCTCGCCGAGGTTGGGCAGCTTCCCGAACGGCGTCGCCCACCGCGCCTCCAGCATCGTGTCGATCCCGGTGATCTCCGGGACGGCGACGCCGACGCGCTGCAGTTCATGCGTGACGAAGGGAAAGTCGAATCCGAAGCCGTTGTGTGCCACGACGTAGTTGGTGCGCGACAGGATCGCCGAAACGTTCGGCGCGACCTGTTCCCACGTCGGCTCGGCGGTGAGCATGTCGAAGGTGATCTTGTGGACGGCCTGCGCCTTCTCGTCGATCGGGCGTTGCGGATTGACCCGCTGCACGTATTGGCCCAGGCGCGTGCCTACGTCGAGGTCGTAGAGGACTGCAGCGACTTCGATGATCCGATGCCCGTCGTTCCAGTCGAGCCCCGTCGTTTCCAGGTCGAACCCGGCGATGATTCGCATTACGCGCTCCCTATATAGTTCACTATTTACTTATTACAGTGCACGTGACTTGGATCCCGTGCGCTATCGATCTGCTATGCGCCCTTCACGCACATGATCGCTTTCAGCGTGTGGACGACTTCGACCAGATCTGGCTGGTTACCCATGACGACGTCCAGGTTCTTGTAGGCGCCCGGAATCTCGTCCAGCACATCTGCGTCCTTCCTGCACTCCACGCCCTCAGTCTGAGCCGCAAGGTCGTCCAGATTGAACATCCGTTTCGCTTTGGCGCGGCTCATTACGCGGCCGGCACCGTGCGAGCACGAGCAGTAGGACTGCGGGTTACCCTTCCCGCGCACGATGTAGCTGCGCTGGCCCATCGAACTCGATGGTGTTGACGTCGTCCAGCTTCGCCCAGAAGCGCACGCTCTTTTTCACCTGTCGACCGTTGATCGTGACCGGAACCTTCGACGCCTTCAGCCAGAACGTCACGCTGTCGTAATCAGCGGCGCCCCTACGAATGAAGATGCGATCGACCGTAAGGAGTGCGCCTGCCGGGATCGTCAGAGGGTGCTGGAGCTCGCCATTGAAGTAGCGCTCCTTCACCGTGCTCAGCGCCCCGTCAGCTTCGCGCCACTGCGACTTCTCGAGCGCGGCGAATCGTTCCGCCGGCTTCGCGCCCCAGAAGTCCTGAATGCCGCTGAATGGGTTTGCCAGCCCGATCGCCGATTGCAGGCCGGAGTTGCGGTGCTCATGAAACAGACGGAACGACCAGTCGCTCGAGAGGACAAGGTCTGCGCCCAGACGCGGAATGTGAAGTTGCGGCATTTCAGTGTCTCCTCGCGTCGAGGTGTAGTCCCTCTGCGGCCTTGGGGTCGAACGGCTCGTTGTATTCCTGGAACAGACGGAGCACGCGGCGCTTCCAAAGCTGTTTTTCGCTCAGATCGTCAATACGGCCACCGAGCTCGCGATCCTTGTATCCGAAGCCTTTCGCTTCGAAGATGTTTTGGGAATCGAAGTTGAGCCCGAAGAACTCGCGTAATGCGGAGAAGCCACTAGTCGATTCAGTCTCAGGCGTGCCGTCAAACGAGCTGCGGGCGCGCAGACCACGCTCGTTCATGGAGGGGTGCATAGCGAGCCACCCGGCAGCGCATGCAATCGTCCCGCATGCGGCCTCGAGCCCCCTCAGACGCCAGGTCCAGAGGTCAATCGCGTTGTCGGGAATCCCGTCGATGACCGCGAACGCGTCGCGGAGCAATTCGAAGTTAGGCCGCTGCATGGTTTGCCTCCGCGAGTTGCTCCTTCAATTGGCCGTGCTCCTTGAGAAATGCACGCAGGCGCCGGAGGAAGACCTGTTTATGTGTCCCGAGTTCGGAGACGCGCTTTTCGCGGAACAACTGGAATGCGTTGTCCCAATCGATTCTGAACAGATCAGCGAGCGCGCTCATGCTCTCCTTGTCATTGAAAACCGGGCTACTCTCGTTCGATACCTTGAGTCCAAGATTCTGAAACTTCGGGTGAAGTGTCAGCCAGCCGGCCGCGCACGCAATAGTCCCGCAGGTCGCCCCGTCGTCATGCTTCCGCCAGGTGTCCAAGTTGAAGTTCCTGGGAGGAATGCCGTCGATGATTTCGTAGGCGTCTTTCAGCAATTCGAAGTTCGGTTTCATGGTCTTTGCTTCTCTGTTGTGATGTCGTCATTTTCCCGACCGCAACGTGGCGCTCACTCGGATGCGTTGCGCATCCAACAGCGATCCAGGCGGCCAAGAAAAAGCCCGGTTACACGACAGCAACCGGGCCTTCGAGCAATGTCGATTACGCGAACTCGGTCGCGTTCTTGCGCAAGAGGTAGGCTTCGCTGACGCTCTTGGCGATCTTGCGGCCATAGCGCCGGTGGCGCGCTTCGGTCTGACTTTTGACCACAACACCTTCGCGAATGTGCGCGCCACCGATCGTCGTGTTGCCGTCGGTATGCTTCAACACAACTTCGCGGCTATACGGACCGATGTAGAGCACAGGAACCGACATCACATCCATCGTCTCGCAGAAGTTCTCGAAGCTCTCTGCGTCCGCAAACACTGCCTTCTCGCGCACACCCATGCAGATGTCGAAGGCCCGGAACTCGAGCGTGCTCCCGTAGCCGAGATCCTGAATGCCCGTGCCGAAAACTTCACCGAACATGAGAACCGGAACATTGCCATCGTCAGCAACGGGACCGAGAACTTCAAGGGCCTTGTCGAGCAGCGAGTGCTTCTTTACGGCTTGCGCGTAAACGTTCGCTTCGTCGTTGTGGTCGAGGATGACACCACGGCCGCCCAAGCCCTTGCTGGTGATGACCACGCGTCCTTTGTAGAACTTCTCGTCCGACATCGACGACGGCACGACCGCCACCTGGAGCAGCGTTCCGTGAATCTTCTCGGTAATGACGACCGGCTCCCCATCTTCGAACAGGTTCGGCGTCTTCTTCAGGTTGTCGAAGTCGTATTTGTGCGTAATGTCCAGATTCGCACCGAGCGCTTTCCCTGCCATGTGCGCCGGAACAACCGGTTCGTATTTCGTCACGCCCAAGAGTTCGGCGACGTCTTCGCCTTCGAAGCAGAGGTGGGCAACTGCGCCGTCTTCACGCTCGGGGTAGTGCAACACATTGCCTTCCTCGCCACCGAGCGACAGGCAGATGCCCTGCGACAGCACGCCTCGAAGCTTGATCGCCTTGATGCGATTGCCGGACGAGCCATGCAGCTTCCCCTTTCCGCTCACCTCGTCCCACATGCCGAGTTGCTTCAAAATCCACTCGGGCAGCAGCGCTGCCTCCGGAAGATATGCAGCGAGCGCGCCATCCTTGAACTGCCCCTTTCGGACGATCGATTGAAAATCGCCGACACGGGCGATTTCGATGGCATCAGCGTTGGGGTGCGGTTCGACACGAACGCGCACGACAGGAACTTCGAATGTGCTCATGAATTCTCCACGATTGGTATGGCGCCCCTGTCGCCGGCCAGGGGCGTGCGCGGTGCGCTTAGTTGACGGCGGCTTGCGTCGTGTTGAGCGCAGCCGACAGGCCGGCCGGCCATGCGAACTCCGCCGCCGGCGACAGCTTCGCCTGCTCTGCTGCCGACGCGACCGAGTCGGCAGCGGGACGCTGCTCGCACGTGTCGATCGCCGGCGGCTCGACCGCGGCGTTGGTTGCCGCGCCCTGTTCAGCGACCGGTTGCGCCGGCTCTTGTGCCTTCACTGCCTTTGCCTTCTTCGGCAGGATCTCGCGCAGCGCATCGGCGTTATTCAGAATGAACAATGCGATGTCGCCGACCGTGACTTCGTCCAGATAGGTGGACGAATCGGCGGGCGTTCCGAGCTCGGCGAACTTCGCCTTAACCAGGCTTTCGACCTTTTCGCGACGGTCCAGCTCGATCTGGTGCTTCTTCGCGTCGAGCTTGTCGTCGAACGTGCGGCCATCGGTGGTCTGGTATGCAGCGATGCGCTTGAGGTTCGTCATGGTGTGTTCCTTTCAGTAGTGATGTTGGTGTGACAGACAGTGTGCAGAGCGCCCTACGGCGCCCCGCTGGATTCGTTACAGCTTCACGCGAGCGGTTTCGCGCAGGGTGTCGGCGAGCTGCAGCGTGGACATTTCGATCAGCATCACCGGGCGGTGACGTGCCGGATCCGCCTTGTGAAGCGCGCCGGGAATCGCGTGGTGGATGCGCTCGATCTCCGCGACCAGTTCCTCGCGCAGCTTCAGCAGCGTCGACGGGCTGGCGAGCACGGCATGCGGCTCGAACATGCAGGAGATCGAGTCGTTCACCATCACGCCGGGGATGTATTCGACGATGTGGCCGGGGAAGTGGCGGCTTTCGAACAGGAACACGCCACCACCTTTTCGCGACTGCGCGAAGAACGGCGCCTTCTCCGCGTCCGACAGGTTCTCGATTTCACCGAGGATCGTGTAGAGCTTGTCCTCGTCGCTCTTGATACGAATCTCGTCGGTGCGATTCAGCAGCGCCTGAACGTCGGCGCGGATCACTTCGTTTCCTTGCATTGTTTTTTCCTTTAGATAAGTCGTTTGTGACTTATCGATATAGTCACAGAAAATCTTTGGACTTCAGCCCGTTTGCGACACCTTTTCGTATGCACGCAGACGCTTGAGGATGTGCTTCATGGACGAGATCAATCCGCAGTCCGATTCCTCGATCATCCGATCAGCATCCTTGTGCCACTGGAACTCGCCGCTATCAGTGACCTTCAGAATCACCTCGTTGAGCCCGCCGTCGCGAAACTCGATCGCCGGGTGGTAGTCGACCACCACCTTTCCCGCTTTGGTTTCGTTCACACCGCCTCCCATCCCTGTTTCAGCATCCCCGCCGCGAATGCAGAGAACTCGCGCATCGACGTGCTTGCCATCCCGTCCGCAGCGTGGCGAATCATCTTGTCGGGCGACAAGCCGCTGATCGTGAAGCTGGGCTCCCCGAACGTCCATGTCAGCTTGACGTTGCGTTCACCGCGCCGGAACACACGGACCATCATGTGCGTGCCTTGGTAGCTTTGCTTCGCGGCAGACAGCAGTTCCATCGATTCCTTGCTCACGATGCCGGCGACACCGCCCCAGAGCCCTTCCAGGGCCATCTGGTAGCCATACGCGCTCAGCTTGCCCTGCTGCACGGCCAGGACCAGGCGCTCAACCTCATCAGTGACCTTGCGCTCCAGCTCGTCGCGGATCGTCGGAAACTCGCTCGGAGCGCTCATGCCGCAACGGCGACGAGGCCGCCCTTCGGTTGTGCCGCGCGCTTGATGACACCGACCTTCACTCCCGCTTTCTTCAGCGCGTTGTTCAGGTCGGTGGCGATGACTGCCGGGAGAGCCGGTGCAGGCTTCTCCAGATTGTGCGGGAGGAAGTTCACCGACTCCGGCCAGATATCAAGCAGCTTTTTGACCGTGGTTGCCGAATAGACCATCCCGCGGATCGAAGTCCGGAGCTCGTCGAACTTGGCTTCGAGCTCATCATGTGCCCGCTGATACGCGTCCCTCTTTGCGACGAGCGACTTGTTCGAGATATTCAAAAAGGTTCCGCCACCGCGCTTGAAAGGAACGATTTTCGGCAGGTCGACGTTGCTGTAATACGCGATGCGGCTGCCGTTTTCGTCACGAAAATTCAGCGTGACCGCGTTCGACATCGTCAGGAACTCGACGGGAGCACGGCGCGCCGCTGTCTCTTCTTCCTCGCTCACCTGCGAGCGATAGCACGCCATCGCGAGATCCTGAAGTTGCTTCGCCACAGCCTTCTTTTCTTTCTCGAAAGCGCCCTTCATCGCGTTCGCGATGATCTGGTCACGGACGTGGTTGCTCAGCTTGACGTTGGTCGACATTGCGATCCCCAAATTGGTTGATTGAGAAGTGAACCTCTATGCAGTGAAGTATAGTGCTCACCTCTCGGATTTGGGTCACTATTTACTTACTTTCTAGTGAATCATCATCCCGCTGTCTAGCATCGAATCCATCTTCGCCAGGTGCCGCTCCGTCGACTTCCCTAGCGCATACGTAATCGCTTCGATCCGCTTCTCGACGCTCGTGTAGCGGCGCGGGATCAGGAAGTGATCGGTCTGTAGCCGGTCGTCAGTCAGCAGCCCGAGCATCAGCGCATTCAGGTGCTCCATATAGGACGGGTTAGCGGGTGCCTTCCCTTCGGCTTCCACCGGACGGATGCCCGGTTGCACCAGAATCAGCGCAGTGAAGTGTCGATTGGCGCACTCGTAGCAGTCGTTCGCATACCGCGCGACCTCCGCAGCGAGCTCGTAGGGAACGTTGTTGCGCTGCACGTCGGCGAGCGTGTAGCCGAGCAGATCGATGGGTGAGCGGTCTGTGATGAACTTGACGCCGCTGCGCTCGTAGAGGCGATTCACGTCACGGAGGATCTCCCGCTGGATCATGAGTCGCGTCTCAAATGGATAGTCGGCTTTCGGGCTGTAACCGAGCCGATCGAACGTCGCCGAGGCACTGGTGGGCACGAACTTGATACCGGCTGCGTCAGCGTATGCTTTCGCCAGTGTGGTCTTTCCGGTTCGTTGCGCGCCGAGCAAACTGATCATTCCACCTCCTTGTTGTTGCTGTAGTGCTGGATCGTCACGGTGTAGGTGCCGTTAGTCGGGAAGCCGGTTTTCCACCACTTCACGACGACACCAACAAAAACGCTCCCAGCCGCAAGAGCGACCAGGAGCGCCAAGACCATGACGACATAGAAAGCTATGTCGAACAGGGTCTTACGTTTCATGCAACCGCTTCCTCCAGCACCGCGCGTTCGGCGCCCGTGTCGCGGTTGACCGCGTCGTCCGAGAGGAACGTGCCGGCCTTGTAGCGGCCCGCCTTCTTGTCCTGCAGCTTCTTGATGTTAGCTGCGTTGACCTCTTCGCGGGTCAGGCCCAGCGCGTCGAGCGCGATTTCGCCATACCAGTTTGCGTCGCCCAGCTCTTCCGCGACGTTCACTCGGTCGACCGGTTTGCCCAGCAGCGTCGGCAGCAGCGCCTCGATGAACTCGCCCGACTCGGTGAAGCCGCCCAGCGCAGCGTGAAGCAGGCGCATGTCGACGTTCTGCGGATTGATCTGCTGGACGACCTCCTTCGGCAGCTTGTCCATGAAGAAATGGACGTCCATCGGGTCACGGTAGCGGCCGGTGCCGATCGTGAACTTCAGCGACTCCCCCGCGCTCTGCATGACGCCGAGCGAATCGAGCGCCTTGTTCGGGTCCATTTCCTTGCCGTAGTAGATCGCGCGTTTGACCTGATCCAGCACCATCGTCGCCGCGACGGCCATGTTCAGGGCGACCAGCAGCGTCGCCGGGCCGAAGTTGAGCGCGCCCGGCTTCGATTCGGTTTCGAGGACGCGGTTGCGGTAGGTCGAGTTGTCCATGTAATGCTCCTTGTGTCAGTGAAGGGTGTTACTTCTTTGTAGTCAGGCCCAGATCGCGATCAGGTAAGCGATCAGGAAGGAAGTCAGCGCGGGCAGCACAACGTCCAGCACCATGTAGGCGTCCCACTGCCACGGGAACCAGCCGGCTGCCCACGTATCGACGTGCGTCTGCCCAGCCTTTTCGATGCTCGTTTCAGCCTCCAGTTTTTTGCGCGACCAATACCAGATGACCACGCCGAAGGCGCCGAACCATTCGTTGCCGGTCAACAGCGTGACCGGTGCCTGGATCAGCAGTCCCTCGAAGCAGTGGGACAGCGACATTCGCCACCGCGAGCCCTTGATCCACTCCAGGAAGGTATTCATACCGTGCGCGTCAATGCCTGGATCTCTTCACGAGCAACGTGGACCTCCACGTCCTCGCGATACTGCTTCCAGCCCCGGAAATTTCGACTACGCTCCATGCCTTTCAAGAGCGGGGATGCCTGGTGCTCGGTCGGGCTCGCATGCAGTGGCTTGCTGCCGACGAGCAGGTTGTAACGCTCCAGCTCCTTCTCGGGTGCCGCGTTGCCGTCGAAAGGCTCGTAGGAAACGCGGGCGCAGCGCGCGGTCGAGATTTTCTTCAGCACGTCGAGTCGGATCAGCTCACGCTCGGAATCGAGCACATACGGCAGGTGCCACGCATCGGGGTCGCCCGCGTTGCCCTTGCGAACGATGGGAGTCGACTGATCCATCGCCGCCTTCATCGTGCGAGCGAGGTCTTGAATCTCCGGTTGCGCGTCCGCGTGGTCGCGCAGCTCGAAGAAGTTGTGCCAGTCGGTCGCGGTAACCAGGACGTTGATATATTGGAACGGCTCGAGCAGGCGGTTCACCAGCTGCTTGTGATATCCCGCCTTCGCGAAGGCTTCCGCATTTGCTGCGGCGTCGAGAGCCGCAAGACGCCACGCTTCCTGCGGGGAGGCTTCGGTCGTGCCGAAACGAAACAGCGGCTCGTCCGACGGGTTGTCGAATTCGTCGTAGACGCCAACCAGAACCGGAGAGTCGATCTCGGCGCCCGCCTGCATGCCGCGCTGGTTTGCGCCCCAATGAATCGGGCCGGCCGGGTCGGTGCACACTTGCTCGATGATCTTTGCGATGGGGATCGCTCGCGACGAACCGGCGTTCCGGCTGAACACGCGGTGCGTCATGAATTCGGCGTGGATCGCTCGCCAGTAGCGCAGCTCCAGCGTCGTGATGCGTGCGTCGTTGTTCATCGTGTTCGCGACGCTGTCCGCGATCACGCGCACGCGACAGCCCTTTCCGTTCAATTCGATCATTGCTTTTCCTTAGTCTTCGATGACCGTGCCGGTAATGGTCGGCTCGCTGTCGAACAAAGCCGCGATCAGATGATCGAGATCCTCGTGATAGCTGAGGGCGTCGAATGCGACCATTTCCTGCGTGGTCGTGCAGCTCGGATAGTTCTTCGGGTCGATGTCGTAGTCGAACGTGACGGTGATGCGCCCCTTCGGCATGTGTTTCTCCTGTGTGGTGAAGGCATTGAGGCCGCTACCGGAGACAGGCGCCGGTGCGCTACTCGATATCGAAACGGTTTCAATGACTTCAGGTTAGGTCGGGCATAGCGCCCGACCTTGATTCTCAATTCGCGTCGATGGACCAACTATCGGCGACGAATCCCGCTGCTAGGGCGAGATCTATGCAATCAATTATAGTCATCGATTACTTACTTTCACCGAGAAAATGAGGGGCTCAGTCCCAATCCGTCAGCGTCCCCACGGCGTAGTCGGCCACCTTCCCCTCGAAGAAGTTGACCTCCTCACCCTGAGAGAACGGCACGAACCACGGCACCGGCGTCTTCACGCCCGGATACAGTTCCGGCATGCCGATGAGCTTCGCGCACTCGTTCGCACGGTCCTGCAGAAAGCCGGTCACGATCGGCGCGGTGAGGCCCAGCACGCCCTTGCTCGTGATGTAGGCGCCCCACTTCGACTCGAGCTCCACCGCGTCGCGCAGCAGCAGTTCGGCATCGCGGTAGAACTCGGCGTCGTAGAGCTCCGGGCGCTCCTGCTTCATCGTTTCGTGCATCTTCGCGAACAGGTCCAGGTGCGTCCGCTCGTCGCGATGGATCAGCTTCACGCTATCGGCCGAGCCGATCATCTTCCCGTTGCGGGCGAGTGCGTAGAAGACGAGGAACGCGCTGTAGAAGTAGATGCCCTCGAGCGCGACGTTGGCGACGATCGATCGGGCGAACTGCACGGGCGTCCTCTCGCCGGCGAGGATGCGAGCTTGGCGCAGAATGTGCTCGTTCTTCGCCGCCAGCATCCCGTCACGCTCGAAACGCATGTAGACCGACATCGGGTCAGCCGACACCGTCTCCACCATTTCGCTGTATGCGTCGACGTGCAGCGCCTCCTCATACATCTGGCGCTTGATGCACATTTCGACTTCGGGGCTGGTGATGCACGCCTCGATGTTCGCGAGGTTGTGCAGTTGAATGCCGTCGAGATTCGACGCGAACGACAATGCACTGTCGTAGGCGAACCGCTCGCCCTCGGTCAGGCGATTGCGATAGCACGGGCCATCGTCCGTGAGATCCGTCTCGTGCAAATCCCAATTGTTGGCTTTCATCTTTCGCCAGAGGTCGCGCGCCCACTTGTGCTTCGCGGGCGAGATCGCCATCAGGTCGGACTTCGGGCCGAACGCAAGTCGGCGATCATTGATGATTTGTGCGTGGTTGCTCATGGAGACTTCCTTGGTTACGAAAGGGCACCGTTCATAGCCGCAAGCGCCTTTTGCGCGCGCCTTCCGTGGTCAAACCCTTGATTTGCATAGAACAGCAGCGCTTGTCCTACCAAAGAGTGCGCGAACCCCACCTGTGCGAGAGTTGGCTTCTCCTGCGCCGCTTGGGACTTTTCGACGGGTTCGGGTGCGCTCTTGCGCTGCGGGAACTGAATGACGTTGCTCATGGAAAGGAAGGGCCGGTTTCCCGGCCCGTATTCAGGTTACTGGCAGGACGTGCAGTCGGGGTTCGTCACCGAGCAGAGCCCAGCCCCCACTTCCGCTTCCATCATGTCCTGAGCGGGCGCTTCAGCCGGCGCATCGACCGTCTTCGCTTGCTCTGCGCTCTGCGTGCGGAGGTAGTAGGTCGTCTTCAGGCCCAGCTTCCACGCGAGCATGTAGAGGGCCGACAGATCCTTGCCCTTCGTGCCGGCCTTAATCCAGATGTTCGTGGATTGCGCTTGATCGATCCATTTCTGCCGGCGGGCCGCAGCCTTCACGATCCACGTAGGGTCAATTTCGAACGCGGTCTTGATCGTGTCCGAGAAGCGCAGCGACGGCGCGATCACGAGGAACTTGCCGCCCATGTTCTTCTTGGACGAGAAGCGCTCGAAGTTCGGCTCGATACAGGGTGATGCGCCCACGATGTTGCTGATCGTCGCGGTCGGCGCAATCGCCATCGTGTTGCTGTTGCGCATCCCATACGACATGACGCGGTTGCGGAGCTCGACCCACTTTCCGGGCATCGTCATCGACTGGTCACGCGCCGTGTGGATCGGAAGAATGCCCTGCGACCACTTCGAACCCTCGAACGTGCTGTATGCGCCGCGCTCGACAGCCAGGTCACACGACGCGCTGATTGCTTCATACGACAGCCGCTCCAACAGCTCGTCGTTTAGATCGAGGCAGGCATCCGACTCCCAATCGATGCCCTTCTGCGCCATCAGGTCGGACAAACCCATCAGCCCCAGGCCCACCGGGCGGTGCCGCATGTTGGCTGCCCTCGCCCGGTCGCTCGGGTAGAAGTTGATATCGATCACGTTGTCGAGCATCCGCATGCCGGTCTTGATGACGCGGTGAAACAGCCTCGGGTGGTCGAACGGGTTGACGCGGCCGACGTTAACCGAACCGAGGTTGCACACGAACGTCTCGTCTTCCGAGTTGTTCAGAACGATCTCGGTGCAGAGATTCGAGTTGTGGACCACACCAACGTGTGACTGCGGATTCCGACGATTGCACTCGTCCTTCCACGTCATCCACGGGTTACCCGTCTCGAACAACGCCGTCAGCATGTCGCGCCAGAGCTTGATCGCTTCAACCTCGCCAACGTATGCGCCGGCCGCCTCCAGCTCCTCGTAGCGCGCCTTGAACGCATCGCCATAGAGCTCATGCAGGTCCGGGTGCTGCGACGGATCGAAGAAGCGCCACATGCCGCGGGCTTCGACTCGCTCCATGAACAGGTCGGGGATCCAGTTGGCCGGGAAGATATCGTGGGCACGCTCGTGCTCGTCGCCCGTGTTCTTGCGCAGCAGTAGGAACTTCGGCAGGTCCGGGTGCCAGGTTTCCAAATACGGCGCGAAGCTGCCCTTGCGCTTACCGCCCTGATTCACGGCGACCGCGGTGTCGTTGTAGACCTTCAGATAGGGGACGACGCCCGAGCTTTTTCCATTCGTGCCCTTTATGTGGGCGCCGGCGCCGCGAACCGGGGTCCAGTCCGTGCCGATGCCGCCGGCATACTTCGACAACAGCGCGCATTCCGTGATCGCGCCATAGATCGAATTGAACTCGTGCTCGCCCTCGTCGGCGACGATCGAGTCGCCCACCTTGTTGCCGTAGCAAGACGACATTTGCTGATGCAGCGTGGCGGAGTTGAACAGCGTCGGCGTCGACGACACGAAGTAGAACTGCGACAGCACGTGATAGAACTCGATCGCGCGCTCGGTCGGATCGTCTTCGCGCAATGCGAGGCCCATCGCGACACGCATCCAGAAATGCTGCGGCATTTCGAGAATGCGGCCGTCAGGCGTCTCGCGGATGAAGTAGCGATCCGCGAGGGTCTGCAAACCCAGATAGTCGAACAGGTCATCACGGTCCGGGCAAATTGCCGCGTCGAGCGCCTCCAAGTCAAAACGGCCGTCGATCAGATCCGGGGAGAGCTTCTGCGCACGCACGGCCGAAGCAAGATATCCCGCGAGGCGCGGATAGTGAATCGAGTTGTGCGATTCCTTGAAGATCTGCTGCTTCAGGAGGCGGGCCGCTACGAACGTGTAGTCCGGGGCTTCCGTGCTGATGAGGCCAGCCGCGGCGAGGATCGTCGCGCGGTGAATGTCGGCGGTCGAGATACCGTCGAAGAACATTTGGCCGATGCTGGTTTCCAGCTCCGACTGCGAGACGTTCAGGCCGGCGCAGGCCCAAGCAGTTGCTTTTTGGATCTTCTCGATCTGGAGCGGCTCGCGGGAGCCATCACGCTTTACGACTTCTTGCATGCTGTATCTATTCGTTGGAGAAGGAGGGTCTGGGAGTATAAGTCAGCGTTAACTTATCTTCCAGACCAAATAAAAAGTCGCTGAGCGACCCTTGATTTCAGTGTAGTTTGGCGGGGCTGCTTTACGCTGCGAGCAGCGACCGGCGCATCGCGATCATCTGTTCGAAGTCGCGTGTCTCGATGCCCGCATGAATCGCGGCAACCGCGTCCGCCAAGTGCTCGTTGCTCTTCGTGAGCACGGGCTTACCGCGCAGGGTGCGGGTCTTCCAGGGCGCGGCCGGATACTTCGTCACGGCCCACTCGATCATTTCCTCCTTCGCGGCTTGCCGGTGCCCCACTGCTGCCATCTTCACGTCCATCGGGAAGACCTCGATGATCGGGATCGGACAGCTCGCAAGCACGCCGACGACGAAGCCGGCGTTGAAGATCGCGTTGTTGTATTTGGCGGCGTTCCCCAGCGGGATTTCGGAGAACGCGACATGAGCGCGCCCTTGCAGTGCTTTGAGCATGCCCTCGCGCACCTCATAGGCGCGTCGGAGATCGTCCGACACCTTCTTCACCTGCTTGGTCGAATCGGGCTCCGTTTCGACCAGGATCAGGTCAGTGACCTTGAGTTCCATGTTGTCGATGTCCAGGTCCGCGAGTGCGATCCCGAAGTTGCTCATCGACGGGTCCAGTCCCGCCACCTTGATGATGCTGCTCATGGTGATTCCTTCTGAGTGGGTTACCAGCTTGCGAACGCAGGGTCAGCCATCTGAGCACTGCGCTCAGCTGCCTTCGCGGCGACGACCGCTGCGTCCATGTTTTCGATTGCCTCGCCGATGCTGCCGCCGGCACACGAGTCGGCGAACGCCTTGAAGCCATTCAGGCCGTCACACGCCTCGTTGAGCGGCATTTCCATGAACGACCAGTCGACCGGCACACGGGACTTGAACACCCCGATCACATCGCCCCGTTTGCCTGCGTATGCCGACGAGAACGAGAACGCCTCGTCGCCAATGAATGCCTTCTTCTTGTATTGCCCCTGACGCGTCTTGATCGTCAGCGTTGCCGGCCCGGACAGCTTGAAACCGTCTGCGGGCTGAAATACCCGCCGAGCCTCGTCACAGAACATCGCGGCCAACTTCACCGCTTGTGCTTGCTTGTCTTCCATCTGTTGCTCCTCCTTAGCTGCGAGCTGAACGCCTCCGGGCATAGTGGCGTTCAGCTTCTCCATCGCCGCGAGAATCCCGTCGAGCGTCGGAGCCTTCGTTGTGTGGGTGGACGCGTTCGGGGCCGACACACCGAATGGGATCACGCGTGACACAGCGCCCCCGATACCGTCGACACGCCTCCACTTTTCGTCACCGTCGCAGTCTGGTCGCACCAGTCGGACAGCGATTCGTGGCTGATAATCAGAACGGTGCCCTTCTCCCGCGCCTTCTGCTCCAGCACGGTCATGAGACGCTCGAGGCCCGAGTTGTCGAGCGCATCGTCGATTTCGTCACCGACCCACAAAGAAATGGGCTTGGCTGCTCGCGACGCCACGAGGTCTTGCAGCGCGAGCATGGTCGCGAGTCGCACCTTGCGCTTCTCGCCGCCCGACAGCCCGCCGAAGTTGTCTGCGCCCTCGGCATTCTCCACGTCGATGTGGAACTTCTCTCGGGCCTCGCCCTTTGTCGTGTTCGCCAGCGTCGACCAGACTGCGCTGATGTTCCCGTCCGACAGAGCCGACAGGTAGTCGGACGTGCGGTCGTTTAGGAACGGAGTCACCGTATCGAGGATCTGAGCGCGCACGCCCGCCGGCCCGAATACCTTCACGACGCTCTCCGCGACTTCGGCGGCCTGCAGAAGCGGTTCCTGCGCCGCCTTGACGTCTGCCACCTGCTTCTCGAGCGCTTCGATCTGCTGCTTGCCCATGTCGACGGCCGACTGGTGGGGATTGACCGCCGTCAGCGCAGCCGCAGCTTGCGTCGCGCATCGGTCGTGCTCGTTCTTCTGCTGTTGCAGGACGTTCTTCAGATGTTGCGCCGAGCTGATGTGGGTGTTGAGCTCGGCGACGCGCGCCGACACCGCGGAGACGTCGGGAATCGTCGCCGCGTAGTCCGCCACCGCCTTACCAGCCGCGGTAACTTTTGCTTCCAGCGTCTCGACCTCAGCGCGCTTTGCCTGGTATTCGGTCGCGACCTCGGCTGCCTTCGTCTTCTGATGCGTAATGAAGGTGTCCAGTTCGTCCGGCGTGTGAGGCTTTCCACATTCCCCGCACGGCTTCGACATAGCTTCCGGCGCGTTCTTGATCGCCTCTGTCAGCGCAACAACCCGTGTTCGGATCGAACCGAGCTCAGTCTGTGCCACCGTGAGCGCATGACGTGCGTTGTTCTCGTCGCGGATCAGTGCGTCACGCTGCTGAAGGAGCTTGTTGTGGTCGGCCAGCTGCGCTTGGAGCGAATCACGCTCCGCTATCAGCTCCGGCTCCTTCATGTTCTGATAGGTCGTAAAGTTCTTGCGCATCGCATCTGCGATCGCATCCTGACGCTCGACCCACCCCTTCTGCACGTCCGGCCGCGCGGCCTCGAACTGAGCGTGCTGCTGTTCCGCCTGCTGAAGCGACACCTTCCAGTTGATGATGTGGGCTTCGGCATTCTCGATCTGCTTCTTCGACGACTCGATAGCCGCCACCGCGGCGTCCCGCTTCTTGCCCGCAATCTCATAGGCTTTCTCGAGACGTTCGATGCCGGCAGCCTTCTCGATAAGCATCTTGAGCGGCTTGTCTGTCATCTTCGGCAGGTCGGGCATGTCTTCCTGCCCCGCGTAGATCGCCGCCTTGAACACCTCATAGGTGCAGCCGACGATTTCGTTGATCTGAGACTGGATCTCCTTCTCGGTGCCCTTCTCGATCCGCTCGCCGGCACCGCTGTTGAAGTAGTGATCGGCCGGGTTCCAGACCGTGATGGTCGTCCCGTTCTTGAACTGCTTGTCCTTGCGGTGCCGACGGATCTCATAGATCGACTCGCCATCCTGCACGGTCACTGCGGCGTATGTGTTCTTCTTCGCCTTCCGGTTGATGATCGAGTCGCCCGACTCGCCACGAGCTGTCGACCCGAAAAGCGCCCAGCACAATGCGTCAGCGATCGAGGATTTGCCCGACCCGTTCGATTTCGCCGACGAGTCGTCCTTGTTCTCGCCCATGATCGCGATCAGGCCGCGATCCTTGAGCGGCATGTCGCCCGTGTCGCCCAGCGTCAGGAAGTTGACCGCGCGCAGTTTCAGAAAATCCATTACAGCTCCTCGATCTTGTATGCGACAACGTCAGATGCGTTGACGTAGATTGCCTTCACCGGCTCGGGATCGTTGACGTCCACACGCACCAGTCGATTCTCAGCGCCGGAGTGGTGCGGCACGCACTGGCCGGCGGTGATAACGAGCGGATTCGCGTCGAAGTCCCGCATCCAGAATGTTGCTCGAACGCTCATTTAGACTGCCTCCGCCAGAACTTTGATCGCTTCCTGAGCCACCAGATCGGCATGCTCGAAGCTGCCACTCTTGATGTAGCTCGTCACCGACACCTCGACCGACGCGCCCGCTTTCACGGTGCTTGCCGTAGCGCGAGTCGTGCAAGCGGACTTCACGACGTTGACCTGCACTCCCAGCGCGCCCGCTTTCATGAGCGCATCGCGGATTGCCGACACCTCGGACGGCTTTGCATCGACGACCTTCACGCGGACGTAGTTGCCGTCGCACCGCAGTTGCACCTCGACCGGGTCCATGCCCGCTTCGATGTCGACGAACTCCGGTGCATTGGTGCTGTGCCACTTCACCTCGTTTTCCGTCACGATGAGGAAGCCGGCCTTCGAGCCAACGTCACCCCATGTCTGGTGCGTCAGCGCGCCGATCGACCAGACCTTGCCCGGCACGATTTCCTTGTGGTTGTGATAGTGGCCGGAGAACACGCGCTTGAATCCCAGGTCCGCGAGCCATTCGCCCGTCAGCCCGTGATCCGGCAGCCCCGCGATGACGCCGTCGATCGGCGCGTGGATGATGAGGTCGTAGCTGTCGATGGCGCCGTTGTCGCCCATGACTTCCGCGATGCCCTTCAGCTTCTCCTTCAGGTCTTCGACCCGCTCGATCCAGGGCACCATGACTACGCGATTCTCGGCGTATTCGAACCAGTCGTCCTCGACGTCGATCCACCCGCTGCGCATCGCTTCGACTGCGTTCCCGACGCGGTTCGAATGGCGATGCTCAAGATCGTGATTGCCGGGGAGCAGCTTGAATTTCACGCCGTATGTGCGGTAAATGTGCTCGTAGCGATCGCGCGTCGGGTTCAGCACGCTCGGCTCGATCGAGCCGCGAACGTGAAACAGATCGCCTCCGTGGTAAACCGTGTCACCACCCGCAGCAACCACTTCACGAGCGCACCGCTCGGTGTCGTCCAGGATCATCTTCAGGCGGTTGTTCACCAGATCCTCGCCGACGTGCGAGAAGGCGTTCCAGTTATGGTTGTGGGTGTCGCTGATGACGCCGTATGGCTTCATTTTTACCTCGTTGATTGTGCCCATACGGGCATTCTGAATTTCGATCACTGGATGCAAAACCGGGGCACTCGGCCCCGGTCTTCACAGCTTTGAATCAGGCGGGCTGCGCTTGCGGTTCCATCCGCGCATCGGTTGTCATCCGCGAAACCTGCTCCGCGTGAATCGCGGCAGTGTTGTTCGCTGCCGACGCAGCCAACGAATCGACACGGGCGGACAATTCGGATACGTCGATCGGTTCCTTCGGCGCACCCTCGCCGTTACCGGCTGCCTTGCGAAGACTGTCCTCGAGATCCGCCTCGGTGCTCAGCACGGCGGACAACGCGCCAAGCTGCATCGCCAAGACCATTCCGACGAGCGAGGCAACGATGAAGTGCCCGTGATAGGCGAGCGTCAGGAACAGGCTTGCATCGAACATCCGATACAGGACCAAGAGGTATCGTCGGAAGCCCGGTGCGGGAACCTCGACCGCCTTGACGCCGCCGCGGGCGAACATACGGACGATCGACAGAACCGCGACGCAGCCGCAGAGATACGCAGCGAAGCTCTCGGCGCTCGCGTGATGGACTCCGGCCAGCGGAGCAAACGGGATCGCGAGCAGCATCACGATGCAGAAGAGAAAGGAAAGAAACGAAGTTGCCTTCATGGTGTTCCTGGTGTGTTGAGTGGTTAAAAATAGGTGCTACACATTTATTATAGTCAGTGCTGACTTATGTTTGAGTGTAAAAAATGTGCTTCCCGATCACGGCCGAGCGCTTGAACTCTTTGCTCCATGCCGGGCGCACATAGTTGGCGTGATAGAACGTCGCCCCGTGCGTCACATCAACCTTGTGGCCGTGCAGGGTCTGCCACGCAACCTTCTTCGCGACCTCCCATGCTTCTTCGTCCTTCGGAGCGGCAGACTTGACCAGCGTGTAGCTGTCACCGTTGCGACGCACGCGGCGCTTCGTCCAACTGAACTGATGCGGCTTCGTGACGACTTCACATACCTTGTTCTTGTCGCCATCCGCGCGGTTCATCGTAACCGCAGCAACGGCGTATTGCCCCAGGATGGGTTCAGAGCGGCTCTCGTAATACACATTGAGTGCCAGGCACAAAAGCGCGGACGCTAAAACCATTCGCCTTCCCTTGTGTTGGTTGACAATGTTGAATTGTATCAAATAGATCACTTGCGACTTATTATTGTCGCCCGCGAATCCGCATAAGGTCGATCGTCGCCTCAGCAGGCGCGAGCGACTGGACGAACTGCGAGCGCGGCAAATACCACTGCCGCGCCCCGACCTTGCCCTGTCGCCCTACGTGGTTGCTATAGTTGAGGACGATGGCGCCCGCGTCTTTGTCGGTCATGCGCTCGATGGTGGTCAGGTATCGATCCCCGTTCGTGACCAGGACTCCGATATGCGTGCAGCCCTTCGATTTGATGACGCGCACCGTCTCGGTATCGATCGCCCACGCGTCGAGCTCGAGGAAGACCTCGTCGGGCTTTCGGAAGGCCCAATAGATCGTCATTCCGTTCGGATACTTGCGGATCTCGCCGAAGAGCGCCCTGCCCTTTTTCACCTTCGCGGCCTGATACGTGCCGCAGGGCGACGGCACGTAATCCTTGACCTTCGTTTCACCTGCCATACAGCGCTCGGCGCGTCTCGTCGTTCTCGCCAGTGCCGGCGATCGCACGCTGGAGCGACTCGACCGCCGCTGTGAACAGTTTTGCCCGCCAGCCACGCCCGCTGTAATTGATGGACCCGAGGGCGCTACGGCGCGGCAGGCCCGTGCCGAGCATGAAGTTGCGCCGCTTTTCTGCCACGGTGACGAAGCCACTGCGGCCCGGCGCGACGATGGTCACTGCGTCCTCGACCCCATACGGCTCAACGGTCCAGTCTTCAGGGAGTGTGATCGGAATGTTCGGTTTCATCGGGAATTCGTCTCAAGTAAATAACGGTGGTGAGCTTATTGTCGTGAGCGATGTGCGGCCCGTAGCGCTTCTGCATGTTCGCGATCAGACGTGCGGGCGCGCTCTCCACGTCAGGGTTGTCTATCTGGTTGTGGTTGAATACCGCGTGCGTCTCGGCGAGCTCGCGCAGCTTGCCCGTGAAGACAGCTCCCACCGTGGCGCGTCCGAAGATCAGCATCTTCTTTTTGTCCATCAGGTAGACGGTGTCACCGTCCTTCACGCGGCCCGCCCACACCTTGCCTATGCGAAATGTGTTGAACGGCAAAACGCCGTCGAGCCCTTCGGCCGGCGGCGCAAATTCGATTACGTGATGGTTCATATCGCCTCACTCATTCAGGTTCGAGATACCCTGAATGTAGTGAGGCGCTCCGCGTTTTACGCTGCTGCCGGTGCAGGAACTGCCGGTGCTGCGGTCGGCGCCGGGTAGTGGCTCGGATACAGCATGTGCAGCAGAACCGGCTTCAGGCCGCCCGTATCGACAATTTCGGCGAGCTGCTTCGGCGGGTAGCTATTCCCGTTGACCCATTCGACGCGACCGGTGGTGAGCTTCTTGAGCTTTCCGACCGCGATTGCGTGCTCGATCAGGGAAAGCGTCAGGTTCACCGTCGTCATGCCGTCGTCCTCGAACTGCAGGCGAAGATCGACTTCCTGACGCGGGCGCGCCAGCTTGTTCTTCTTGGTTTCGATGCCCATCAACTGTCCGACGATCTCGTTCTTGCCGCCCACCTTTTGATAGATGAACTTCTTCCCGAGCGCGAGGCGGTGCGTCGCGTAGAACTCGAATGCCGAACCGCCCGGCGTGCGCGTCGGATCGCCATACACCACACCCGGCGTCGTGCGGATCTGGTTCAGGTAGATGATCGTGATGTTCAGCTTCGCCGCCTGCTGGTTGATTGCCTTCAGCGTCGTGGACGACACGCGGGCGAGCGCAGTCGTGTCGTTCATGTTGTAGTCCGTGATGCCCTTCTCGAACACGGACTGCGGGATCATCGCGGCGACCGAATCGAACACAACGACGATCGGCGCGAGCGGATCGAGCTTCTTGCTCTTGCGGATCGCTTCAGCAGCTTGCAGCGCCATCGTATTCGAAGCTTCCCACGTATCCGGGCGCTTGTAGATGAAGAACGGGAACTGATCGTTCAGGCCGCTGCGCACCGCGAACGGAACCTGGAACGTGAGCTCGTGATCCATGAACAGTGCGACACCGCCCATTTCCTGCGATCGGCGCATGATCTGCGTGGCAAGCCAGGTCTTGCCCGAGCTCGACGGCCCGAAAATCTCGATGATACGACCCATCGGAATACCGCCGTCCTTCGGGTTGCCCGAGAGGATTTCGTTCAGAGGCTCATAGCCGGTGTCGATGTAGCCGGGAACCTCCAGCTCTTCGTCGTTCTCGCCAACAGCGCCCAAAATTGCCTTCGCCAGATCGTCTGCCAAACTCATGCCTTACTCCTTGCTGTCGTCTTTAACACGCCACACACCGGTGCGGCCTTCTTCGTCTTTTCGGATTGACACCCGGATACCCACACGGTGTGCTGCTACGCGGATCGCGCTCCTCGCCTTCTCGAGGTCAACGTCGGCCGGTATCAGGAACGAGTGCCCCACGTCGAGCAGCTTCAGATAGTTCGACCACACCACCTGTCGCGGCGGTATCGGAACATCCTTTCGAATCACAATCTCTTCCACTGTAGAAACCTCTTTACGCCGCCCGCTGCTGTCGTGCTGCCCAGCGTTCTCGGAACGGTTCAATGAAATGCCCGTATTCACGTCGAATCGACGCGAACACCAGCCTGTCGCACAGGGCCTGGAACGCCTCTTCGTTCAGCGCCCCCGGTGTGATCGTTGTCTTCGTCGGGTCGGGATGCGGCTGCTCAAGCAGGTTCATGAGACGCATGTTCCGCATCCAGTTCGCCCGAGCTTGGCCGGGCCACGCATCCGTGTGCTTCTTCTGCGCCCTCTTTAGTGCCTTCTCATCCCATTCAGGGTCGGCCTGGAACTGTGCTTCCCACTCTTCCTTCGTATACGGGCTGGTGCCTTGCCAGAGCCGCTTATGAGCCTTCAAGCGGGGAACGAACTCGCCCGCGTCGCATTGACGCCAGAACTCGGCCATCGACCTGAACTGCGCCATGAATTCCGGTGCTCCCTTCTCGCCGATGCCACCGGCGGGCGTGATGCTGTCGCTCGTATCCCCGATCAGCGCCTTGCCTTCGAGGTATTCGCGCGGGCTGAAGAACCCCGTTTGCTGGAAGAAGTCCTGGTGCGTCACGCGTTTTCCATCGTTGCGCGGATCGAACCAGGCGCAGCGTTCGTTTACCAGTTGAAGCCAGTCCGAGTCACCCGTGATGAGCTGGACGTGCCCACGTGCGGTGAGGCGCGGCACGAAGTAGCCGGCCAGGTCGTCGGCCTCGAGCGCAGAATTCGTCATTTGGGGGATCGCCAGATACTCCAGCGACTTCTTAATGAACGGGCCTTGCGCCTCATAGGCAGCGCGGTCTGCTGCTTTCTCGGGGTCGGCAAGGGCGTCCTTGCGCTTGCCCTTGTAGTCGGGATAGATCGCGTATCGATGGTCGGCGCGACCGTCCCACAGAACCAGCAAGTTCCAGCCGCGGTATTCACGCCCCACTGCCGACATCGTGCGCAGGAAGTTGTAAATCGCCTGGGTCTGAAACCGCCCGACTGTCAGCTTGGTCGCTGCATGCGCAGCACGACCGATCGAGTTGGCGTCGATTAGAACAGTGTTCGCCACTTCTCACCCCTGAATGAAAAAGCGGCGGGCTTGTGACCCGCCGCAAGTTTCGACCTGCCTACCGCTTACTGCAGGCCGGCGAGAAGTGCGTCCAGCTCGGCATCGCCCGTCGAGGCGCCCGCAACAGCCGGTGCCGCCGGTGCCGCCGGCGCCGCCGGCGGCGCCGGCGGCGCCGGCGCGACTGCCGGTTGAGCAACCGCTGCAGCCGGTTGGGCAACCGCTGCAGCCGGTTGGGCGACTGCCGGTTGAGCAACCGCTGCTGCGACTGCGGGCTGCGCAACGGCTGCGACAGCCGGTTGAGCAACCGCAGGCTGAACGACCGCTGCCGCTTCAACCGCAACCGCCGGCTGTGCAACTGCCGCTGCCGCTGCCGCTGCCGCGACCACCGGAGGAGCTGCCGCCGCGCCCACACCGCCGATCAGTTGCGTCTCGTCGACTTCCCACGCTGCCGGTGCCGGCTGTGCCGCATACGGATTCGCCGCGATGGCGGCCGACGAGTAGCCAAGCGCCGCACCCGTCGGGGCCGGCAGACCCGCGATCGCACGAACCTGCGTCAGTGCGCGCTGTGCGGCCGCTTCGCTTTCCTGCTTCACGAAGTCGTCCAGGTTGTTCAGCTTCGTCAGCGCATCCGCCGGAACCGGCTTCGACCCGCCCGCGACCTGCACACCGTAGCGGGTGTCCTTACCGGCGCCCGACTTCTCGATGATGATGTCGCAGCCCGTGTTCGGATCCAGCAGGTTCGGCCATTCGTCGAACAGGCTGATGATGCCGCCCACGCCCTTGTTGCCGTTGAATACGGTCGGCGGGATTTCGAGGATCTGCGGCACGCCGGCGTTCGTGCCGTCGAGTTCGAGGACGTTCAGCAGCACGCGGCCGCTTGCCTTCGATTCTTCGATGCGTTTCTTCGTCACGTCGTCCGTCGTCGACGCCATCGCGGTCGCGACTGCATCGCACACCTCGCACGGGCGACCGAACGTGCGATCCGTGCAGATGTAAACCGCCTTCACCTGGCCCGCAGCATCCTTGATGAAGTGCTGACCGAAGTCGTGATAGAAGAGCGGATCACCGTTCCCGCGCCAACCGGGCAGGATGCGGTAACGGTTGCGACCGGCCTTCGGCTTGATGGTCTTTTGACCACCCGTCTCGGCCTTACGCTTTTGGAGGAGTTCCATCAGTGCTGCGGTGCTCATGTAAGTTTCCTTGAACAGTTTCAGTGACAGTTAAGTCGGAAGTTACGAACAGTTTGATTGACGGGCGGAGTGCTAGTCTGCCCGTCTCACATCATAATTATAGTCAGTCGTGACTTACTTTATAGATTAAAACGAAGGCATCCGCTAGGATGCTTGCTGCATCCGCGCCTGCTCTGCGGCGAGCGCACGGTCGCGAGCGCTGGTCGTCGCGTTGTCGGCTTCACGCGCCTGCATGATCCGCAGTTGACCCTCGCGCTCGCGCCGGCGATCCACCGATACCTGCACGATCATGTCCTTGCGCTGCATGTAGGCTTCGCGAGCATCGTTCGCGATGTCGTAGAGCGCGCGGGCCTCGATCACCTTGGTTTGGGCCGCAATCATGCGCGGATCGGACTTCACCGCGTTCTCGACCATCTTCTCGGTCGCCTTCAGGCCGTCCAGAACGAACTTCTTGCGCCATGCGGAATCGAGCGTCGACTCCATCACGTCAGCGGCCAGCTTGCACTTCTCCCACTGACGCCTCGCCAACGCTGCCTGCTGTGCGTAATGCACGAACATCGGCGCCTGGCTGATGACGGCTTCGTCGAGATCGTTCGGATTGACCTGTAGATCGTGCTTGAGCTGCGCCGCGTCGACGAACACGCGCAGTCCATGTTCGTTCGGTTGGTCTGCCGGCACGGGCGCAGCCGGAGCCAGTTGTTCGACAGCACCTTCGACGGCCGGCTTGTCGATATTGCCCACCATCTGCGCCATCTGATTGACGGTCATTGCGGCGGTCTGAGTCATGATCGTTCCTTCTGTTACGAGATAAGTTCGGCGGTTTTCGCCGCCACGGTCTGCAATACGGAATACTTGCCCGGATCGTGATAGATCTGCGCCGGGTTGATGCCGAACACGATCGACGCATCGCGCTTCGGGTCATACACGACCTTCCCTGCGAGCTCGGCGGTTGCCCCCTTCACGCTCGGCGCGAAGAATCGCGCTGAATTGCTCCCGAGCGTCACGATAACGGGCGGTTTCAGGATGTCGAGCTCACGCTGCAGGAATTCACTGCAGGCATTGATCTGCTCGTTCTTGAGCGTCTTCTGGTCCTTCGGCTTGCCGCTCTTCACCAGCGCCGTGAAGTAGCCGTCCTGCGGCGACAGCCCTGCCTCCTTCAGTGCGTTGATGAGCATCGCCGCGTTGTCGCCCTCGAGCAACTTGCCCGCCTTTTCCTCCTGCCAGTTCGGGTTGTCGGCGACCACCATGAACTTCGGCGTCTTACCCACGCGCGGCATCGGGTGGCAACCACCCGACAGCGAGCATTTATCGCAGCTGCGTGTTTCCTCAGCGAGCCGCACGATTTGCAGCAGGGCGAGCTTCTCGGCGTTCAGCGCGCGGTCAGCTTTCACAGTTTCGACCGCAAAACCCGGCAAGAGCTCAATTCGGTCTTTCTGCCGGTCAGGGTGCATAGCCGTTACGCGATCGCCTTCGCACTCAGCGAACGCACCGATGCGCGCGAGCTTCTCCTTCACCGCGGAGTTGATGTGCCGGCCGGTATAGCCGGCAGACTTCAGCGCCGCATCAAAGTCGGTGCGGTTCGCGAATGGCCGCCCCCACTTTGCGCGCGCGTCGACGACATAGCCTGCTGCGTTCTCCGACATGCCCTTGAGCGCCTGGAACGGCGCATACAGCTTGTCTTCGCCGACGATTTCGACACGGGCGCTCGAATGGTTGATGTCCGGTGGCAGGACTTGAATGTTCATCCGGCGCGCCTCGGTCACCAGCAACTCGCGCTTCTCTTCCTTGTCGAGCTCCGTCAGCGACGCGGCGAAGAACTCCGCCGGGAAGTAGACCTTGAGCCACATCGTCCAGAACGAGATCACCGCATACTCGACTGAGTGCGATTTGTTGAAGGCGTAACCAGCGAACACCTCGATCTTGTCCCAGAGCATGCCTGCGGCGCGCTCGTCCATACCGGATACAGAGACGCAGCCAGATACGAACTTCTCGCGCATTTCGGCCATCTTCTCCTTGTCCTTCTTGCCCATTGCTTTCCGCAGGTGGTCTGCTTGGGCAAGCGTGAAGCCAGCAACGTCGCGGGCAACTTGCATCACCTGTTCCTGATACACGATCACACCGAACGTGTCTTTCAACGCAGGCGCCATATTCGGATGCTCGTAATACGGATGCTTCTTCCCCTGCTTGATGGCGATGTAGTCGTCGCACAGCCCGGCATCAAGCGGTCCCGGACGATACAGCGCGACCGCAGCGACCAAGTCATCGAACGTGACATCGCCAGCGAGCGCCATTTCGCGCAAAATGCGACGCATACCAGGCGATTCAAACTGGAACACACCCGTCGTGTCACCCTGCCCGAACGCCTTCATCACCTTGGCGTCGTTAAGCGGCAGCTTCAACAGGTCGATGGTCTTGCCGTGACGCTCCTTGATGTAGTCGGAGGCAAGCTTCAGGACATCGAGGTTCGTCAGACCCAAGATGTCCATCTTGATGAGCCCCCAATCCTCGACCGACCGCTTGTCCCAATTGCACACCGGGCCGCCCGTTCGGGTTTCGACAACCGCGCGGTTCACGATCGGCTCACCGGCCACAACGACGCCCGCTGCGTGCTGACCGAGGCCGCGCGCGGCGCCCTCAAGGTTTACGGCATGCTTCCAGACATCGGGGAACTTGTTTCGGAATTTGTCGATCTCGGGGACCACCGCGGCCGACTCTTCGAGCGACGCGGACACTCCATGCGTGCTTTCCATCTGCTTCGAACAGGCATAGTCGAACGGAGACAGGTCATGGACGCGCCCGCAATCACGAAGCGAGGACGCTGCGCCCAGCGTGTTGTAGTTGGAAATGCCTGCGACATTCTCCCGCCCGAAGTGCTCCACGATATATTCGATGACCTCGTGACGGCGCTTCGACATGAAGTCCAGGTCGGCGTCGGGCAAATCGAGACGCTCCGGGTTGATAAAGCGCTCGAACAGCAGATCGAACCGAATAGGATCGACGTCGGTGATACCCATCAGATACGCGACGAGCGAGCCGCCCACCGAACCGCGGCCTGGCCCGACGATGATGCCGGCCTGCTTCGCCCACTGGACGATATGCTGCGTCAGCAGGAAGTAGCCGGAAAAACCCAGCTTGCGCAAGGTATCGAGCTCATACGCAAGCCGTTGCTTGTATGCCGGCAGCTCGGACGCGTCGGGCTTGTGGCCCAGCACCGGCGCAGAGAACCGCTGCCGCCAGCCCACCGCGCATGCCTCCATCAGCGCCTTGAACTCGTCGTCGGCCATCTTGGGCAGACACGGATCCAGCTTCTTGAACTCGTATGTGCAGGCATCGGCGAGCTCCTGGTTGCCCTTCATCGCGTGCATCACCGGAAGGTCCAGATCCCGCGCGGCAACGACGATATCCGTCATCGGCTTCATGCAGAAGTCACGGGCATGCGGTCGCATGACGCGGCGATCGCCCATCTTGACGTCCCGCGCCTCGATGATGACTCGCATAACATCGAGCGTGTCGGCGTGCTCTTCGTTCGGGTAGAGCGCGGGCCAAGACAGAATCGCACTCATCCCGTGCTTGTTGATCATTTCCGTCGCGCGCTGGTTGATCGTGCGATACAGCGGCGTGTTGAGCGGCACGAGCTCCACGAACACCGGCATGCGGCGAAACAGGTCGACCAACACTTCCTCGTATTTCGTGTAATGGAACAGCCCGTAGAAGTCGCCAGTCGAAATTATGCAGTCCTCGAGCTCGTAGAGCTCCTGCAAGCCGATACGCGAGTGGTAGTAGAAGTATTCCGCGCTGTTGGCCTTCGACAGCAGCTTCATGAGGCTGCGCATGCCGTTGTCGTTCTTCACATAGGCTTTCACCATGAAGAACGGGTTGGGCTTTTCAGCCTCACCGCTCGACTTCGCGGGCTTGCGGTAGGTCGGATCCTCGTAGACGCGCAGCGTGCAGCCGATGATCGGCTTGACCCCCGCTTTCTGCGCCTTGCCGGCGAAGGTGACCATGTTGGAAACGGTCATGGTGTCGACCAGCGCGAGCGAGGCGTAGCCCAGCTCCTTTGCGCGATCCACCATCTTGTCGACCTGCAGGATCGACTGCCCCATCGAGAAGTCGGATCGCGCATTCAGAAAGTGCCGTTGCAGACTCGTTGATACACTCATATAAAGGGTTCCCGGTTAACAAACAGCAGTTTTCCCGACCGCGCCCGGCGCGCACACGATGCGGTCACCCGCCAGTCGCGCGATACCGAGCGCAGGGAAAAGCGCCACCACAATCGACACGCGCGAAAACGCGGTGCCCTCGGACCAACCATAAACGCGGACATACTCCGCGCGCAGCTTTGCTTTGGTGAACCCGCCGGCGAGCAGCATGTCGCCCGCGAGCCGCAGCCACGGTGCGCTCCCATTGCCGAAGGGGTTCTCGCCATTCGCGACCCGGTAGCGCGCCCGCGCGTCCAAGCCGCGCTTGAGCATCGGCTTCAACACCTTGGCGACGCGCACCGGGACAGAGGCGAGCAGAGCTTCTTCCCGTGCACCCATCGTGAGATTGACTTTGAGCGACGCCATCGCGGGCGCCGCGATCGTTGTCATCGGGTTCGATGCGGGTGTCGACTGAGCAGTTACGACTTTTGCCGTGCGTTCCAGGTATGCGAGGTTCGTCGTGACGTCCATCTTCTTCGCCAGGGACATGAGCATCCCGTGACAAGCGGATACGCAACCGCCCTTCTCACCGCATGCGGAACACGTCTTGGATTCGGCGACGAAAACCGACGGCAAACCGTAGCAGCTCGGCGAAGCCATTACAGCGCAACCCCATAGACACGCTCGAGCTCGGCCCTGACGCGATCGCACTCCGACTTCTTCAGGCTCAGGAACCGAAAGATCATGCGCAGCGTGATGTCCTTCGGCGGCAGCACCATGCGCTCGCACGTCTCTTCGAAGAACGCCATGAATTCGGGCGTCTGGTGCAGCAGCAACGCCACAACGCGCTTCGCATTCGGGGTGAGCATCGCAATGTTTGCCAACCGCGACTGGCGACGCTCGAGCAGGCTCTCGGGCGTGTCTGCGTCTTCCTCTTCATCCTGGGACGAGAGGAACTCGTAGCTGTCGCCGCTACCGCCCTCGTCGAGCCCGTCGCCTGCCAGCGCCTCGGTGCTCACCAGACCGAGTCTCGTTCGCTCTTCGATCATGCGCTCGGCCCACTTGTTGAAGTTGTTCCAGCACGACTGACCGAAGTAGGCAGAGAATTTCCAGCCCTTGGTCGGATCAAAGGTGGAGATACAGCGGACGAGGCTTTCGGTCATCTGCTGATAGACGTCCTCGTAATCAACCGAGACACCTGCTTCCGCGAGTCGGCCGAACCCCTTCTTCGCGAACTTATGGAGAAGACCGATGTTGTCGGTGTAGTAGGCACTGCGGGCGGCCGTAGCCGCCCTCGTTTCTGCGTGGGCAAGCATGGCCGGTCCTTAGCTGGTGAAGATGCGCGATGCGACGCCGTCGACGACTTGACGATCAACGGGCGAAAGTTTGTTGATGAAGGCGAGCGTCAGGCCGGCGCGCCAGCTGCCCTTGCGCAGCCCGATATCGGCTGCATCGATCAGGCAGCGCGGCGAGATCGTGTTGCTGATTTCCTTCGACCGATACGAATCGCGCACCATGTTCGCGAACTGCACCAGTTTTTGTGCCTGGTCCGACTTGATCTTCGACCGGTTCACGAGGATCAATTGCTCGAGCTCAGGCTTCATGTAGGTCGCCTCAATGACCATGCCAAACCGGTCGAAGTTCGCAGCGTTCTGAATCTGCGTGCCCTGATACAGGCCCGTGTCGTCACCGGAGCCGTTCGTGTTGCCCGTCGCAACGAATCGGAAGTTCGGGTGTGGCTTCACGACGCGCCACTCCGGCGACGCATCTTTAATAATTAGTGACTTACCGTATTCGAGAATAGGCTGATACACAGCGAGGACGGCCGGCAACCCGAAGTCGTATTCGTCGGCGAGATAGATCCAGCCATGACGCATCGCGAGCGGCAGCAGGCCGGGCTCGAAGACGGTTTCACCGTTACGCACGACCCACTGGCCGAGCACATGCGCTTCTTCGGTGCCGATCGAGTGCTGGATGCGAACGACGGGTCGCCCGGTGCGTGCCGCGATCTGCTCGACGAGCGTCGTCTTGCCCGTCCCAGCGTGGCCCCAGACAAACAGGTTCTTTCCGAGTTCGATCGCCATCAAGGCGTTCTTGAGGTTGTCCACGTCGAAGATGAAGCCGCTGTCGACAGCGGGCACAAATTCGGGATTCGACGGGTTGGCAAAGACCGTCACGGGGATCGGCTGACCGCGTCCATTCTTGCCGGCCGGCGCGTCACCGAGCCCAAAGACTTCATGCAGAGCGCCTGTCGTCTCCCCGTTCGGATTGAGCGCGGTGACATTCGCCGGCATTGCGCTGCCGGCCATAGCGACCGCCGGCGCGGCGCTGCCCTGCTCTGCCAGGCGCTTTGCGATCGCAGACTTCGCGACCTCAGACAGAACCGGCGCATTCGGATACTGAGCCTGATACTGGTGAAGCGTCATGTCTTCATGCTTGTCCTTCAGGTGCAGCTCAACCGAATGGATCATCGCGCCGCAGATGGCGCAAGCGATCTTGCCGTTGGACTCGTTCATTCGTTCCCCCGTGTTCAACACGAAAAATTCAAGAAATTAAGCGATTGGTGAATAATAGAGGTGCCCACTTGGATTTGTAAAGTCACTTTTTACTTATCCTTTCGGGCGTAAAAAATCACTTCAAGAGGAGTCGGTGCAACTCCTTCATGACGGTGGTCGGCAGATCCTTGACGTCGTTCAGCACGACGTGCGAGCGGTAGAACGCCTCCACCGCATCCGAGACGATCCCCAAGCCGATGACGTCGACACCGGATGCCTCCACCTTGCGAACGACCTCCTTCAAATGCTCGTTCAGCGCCGCGCTCATCCCGTTGCACGCCGGCATGCCGTCCGACAGCACCTTGAGGATCTTCCGCTCCGCGCGCTGCTGCATCAAGCGACGGGCGGCGATCTGCACCGATTCACCATCGACGTTCTCAGCCATCATGTCGTCGCAGTGCGCCAACTGCGCGAAGCGGCGCCGAATGTCGGGCGTCATGCGCTCGTTGAAACCCTTCACGATGGCGAGCCGAAGTGCTGAGCGACGCGTGTAGCGGAATCCACCTTCCTCCTCTTCCCGGACTAGCTGCTCGAGCGCATCGCGCGGATAGTCCTTCGTCGTGAACGCGAGCACCTCGTTCGGAATACCCAACTGATCCAGCACCGACGACAGTGCATAAGCTGAGTATGCAGCGATAACCATCTTGCGATGCGACCACATCGACCCAGAGCAGTCCACGAGCAGCTCGACCGCGACGTCCTTCGTCTTGTTGGTCTGCTTGCGTCGAAACACGTCCGAGCGTCCGACGCTGATCCGCGCGAGCGACGGCCCATGCAGCCGGCCCGTCTTGTGACCGCCAGTCCATACCGCGGCCGAACGCGCAGCAACTGCACGCTCGAGCGTCTTCTGGAGCGGCCCGATCATGTGATCGACTTCCTTCTGCATGCGAGTCACGAGATCCTGGTTGAAACCTTCCTCGACCTCCAGAAGCGACACGTCGTCATAGTCTCGCGAGAACAGGGAATACTGCGAACCCTTCGTGGCGGTGCGCGCATTCTTCGACAGCGCCTCTGCAGCTGCCTCGTCGAAGTCAGGCGCCGGCGACTCGCTCAACTCATCGAACAGCGACGTCGTCGGCTCTTCGTTCTCTGCAGGGGCGCCACCAGCTGGCATCGTGCCATGCTCGCCGGCATCGCCCTCGTCTTCGCCTTCTGCACCAGACGCGCCCGTCTCGCCAGAGCTATTCTCGGTTTGCTCCTGCTCTTCGCCGTCTTCGGACGGCTGATCGCCCTGAGCGGCATCGCCACCCAGCATGCCGTCGCCCTGCTCGTCGCCCTGCTCGTCGCTCGGGTCGTCCTGGTCTTCGTCGGTCGCCGAGTCGGCACCCTCTCCCGCCTCTGCGCTTGCGTCAGTGTCGCCCTGTTCGCCGTTATCTTCCGGCGCGGACTCATCCCGAACATCCTCACCTTCGGGGGCGCCGCTCGGCCCACTCTCGGACTCGGCCGTCGACTCCAGGTCTTGCTCTTCCACCGGCTCCGCTTCTGGCAGCGGCTCCGCTTCTGGCAGCGGCTCGCTGCCGCCGCTCGGATCGCCCGCGACCGCCTCATCCGGATCACTCTCGTCGCCCGTCATACCGGGCTCCGGCGGCTCAGACGACGCGTCTTCAGGTGGCGGCTCGAGCGGTGCAGCGGGCGGTGACGGTGGCGGCGGCACTTTGGGTTTCGGCGTCGGGGTCGACAGGCGCTTCTTCGCCTCCTCCGCAACCTTCAGGCTGTCCCACGAACTGTTGACGCCCTTCAGCAGCTTCGCGAAGTCCTTGCCGAGCTTATCGACGACGTCGGCGACCTGATCCCACTTGTCGTCCATGTAATCGATGAACGCCGGCTGCCCGGCCAGCGCACGGAATGCCGGGACCAACAGGATGTTCTTTGCCTGCTCCGGCGCCTCCCGGAGTTGGCTGTCGATGTATTCACGCAGGAAGAAGCCGTGCATCCGGCCAAGGTGACCGCCGGAGCCCGGAAAACGCTCACCCATCTTGCGCTCAACGTAGGTGTCCTCGACCAAGTTGTGCAGCCAGTGGATCCCGAGCTTCTCTGCCTTCACGACCGCCTTCTGGTCCGTAAAGAGAATGTGCCCGACTTCGTGGTCGAGAAAGCCCTGCGTCGCCGCGAGCAACTGATCGTCCGCGTCGTCAGGAATATAGGGAAGGTTCACGCGCTCGATCGCGTGTGTCTTGCGGCTGTATGCCACGTAAGCACGCGTCCCCTGTTGTGTAACCTTCACTGAACGCTGAGTTAACATCGGAACGATCTTGGTGATCGCTTCCCGCAGTATCAGAACGTTGTTGTTTACGCGCATCAGGCTTCCCTCAGGCCCACAATTTGGGCTATCAACTCATCGAATTTCAATTATCACCACCCACTTATGGCAAGTCAGCACATCACCTTGCGGATAACCAGTTGTTGAGCTTTTCTGCGCCATTGCTGGCAACCGCGATTGTGGAGTCGCCCATCGACGAATCGATCAGAATCAGCTGTCCGAAGTCCGGGTGCTCGCCGATCTCCGTTTGCGTGGAACCCGCGTCCATGCTTGCAATCAAACGCAAGTCGACCTTGAGGTCGATCATGGCCGAATACGGTGCACGGATAAGGGTGAGGTTCTCCAACATGAAGCGTTCCTTGAATGATTGAGTTCTTCGTATCGTCCGCATGTTGATAAGCGGTTACTTATATTATAGACCGATACAGTCAGGATCAGACAAGTTTTGTGACGCTCCAGATACATGGGAAGCCAGGGCATCGAAACGACTGCCGATAGTTCCTTCGTTGGGCGCTACTAGACCCACTATAATAAAGTCATCTGTAACTAATTTCTTCGGTGCTAGAATCACCGAACATTCAAGAATTTTTGGGGAGGCTCATCAATGGCAACCAAACAAATTTCAGTCGCCGACTACATTTCTGGCGTGATCGGACTGTCGGGCAAACCGCAGCGACAGATCGCGGCGGAGATCGGTTACGAAAACCCGAACATGATCACGATGCTGAAGCAGGGCCGCACGCAGGTTCCGCTCAACAAGGTCAAGCTGCTTGCAAAGTCGTTGGGCATCGATCCCGTCCACCTGCTCCGCATGGTGATGATTGAAAAGACTCCGGAAGTCTGGGACATCCTGGAAGACATCATCGGCAGGAATTCGACGATCACGCGTTCGGAATTTGCCCTTGTTGAGTATGCTCGCTCGGAACTGGGCGTGATGAACCTTGATTTCGCTGACCAAGAACTTATCGATGATCTTGGTAAGGCGTTTCGCTCGTTCGCGGAACGCAACAAGGAACGCCTTGATCTAGCGAGCAAAGAAGTCAAACGCGGCCCCGCCCCGAAGAAGGTTTCGGGCTCGACGCAGAAGCCGACTTCGTAAGCCCCAGTGAGCCCCGCCGAGCGCGGGGATTCTTTTGTGCTCTGCGCTTCCCATCCGCCAGCGCCTAACGAAAACAAAAAAGCCCGCACAGTGGCGGGCTTCTTTTGATACGACGTTACGGCTTAAACTGTCAACGCGCAAACAGGACGATTGCTACCGCTGCGAACATGGCGAGCAGTGAGCCGGCAATGCCGAACTTCGCGACCTTACGCAGCAGCTCTTGGTTTGCCTGAAGCGTATTCAGATCGTCAAGACGGTGTTGTTGGTGCAGGAATTGCATGTTCCCTCCTCAATTCGCGGCGTAGTGCACCGCGGCAGCCATGACCAATACTACCACGCACGCTATCACCGAAGCAGTGAATGCCAGGTAAGTGCGCATCCAGGCCCAGATCGATGCCGCCGGCGCGGGCGTATGTGGTGTGGCGATCGAACCCAGGCCAGCGACGAGCGCGCCGACTCCTGCGGGAATCAAGATCAACAGGCCAACCCACAACTCCCAGAAGGCCAGGTGTCCACTCGCCGCCCACTTGAAGATCTCGGCTTCCGCGCCGGCAGCCCAGCCCAGCGCAACGAATCCCAACTGACCATCGCGGAACGGCGCGAAGGTATCGGTCGGTGTTGTCGAATGCACGATGGCGCGGCCGAACTTGATGACCCAGAGAAGGAGCAGCGGCGCAAAAGCACCGACGACTACGTTCGATAAAAGCCACCCTCCCCAATCGATCCAGAAAACGAAACTCTCGCTCACATCACCTCACTCAGGACTCGGTTGAAGTCATCGGCTTCAGCGCGCGTATCGACCCATACCATGCGATCGTAGAGCGCCTGTAGCTCAGCAAAGTCTCGACCGAGCGATACCGACTTGACACTATCTTCGAGCCCAAATAACGGCGCTGCGACACCATTGTCGAGGTATTCCCAGAACACGTAGTCCAGGTGAAGATGGCGCGGCTGCGCGCGCACAATTTCCTTAGCGAAGTCGCTGTATTCGCCGCGGAGTGCTTCCTTCCAGCCAAGCAGGACGGCTTCTTCGATCGAGGTGCCGGTATCGAGCGCGAAAAGAACAGCATTGCGACGCGCGATGCTAAGCGGGGCGAGCATGATGCGTAGATCGCCGAGTGTGAAGGGTTTGTTGTTCATGTGCTTCTCCAGAAATTCCGCACATGATACGGGCGTGGTTTACCCGATGTCGATCTCCTACGCGAAAAAGCCCGCAGATGCGGGCTTGTTATGTCGTGTAAGGAGCGTTATGCAAACAGGCTGCAATACCACGCATCCGGCTGTCGTCGCTTAGGTCGCAAGTGATGCGGCCAAGATATCGCGAGCAACAAGCGATCAAAGCAGCGAAGGGAAATGAGGCTCGTCCCTTCCCTGTCGATCACTCGAAACCGCGGCACCATACTCACCACGCGTGTCTTGTAGCAGACCACCGAGAACACGCGCGACGTGTGAAGCAGCCAAGTCGCGCGCCAGTCAGGAGCGCAGTGCTGGGTAAACGTGTCGGGATCGTCGCGCATGAGATCGGCAAGCGCTTTGACCGTTGGATCGATCAGCCCGAGCCGCACAAACCCCTGTTCGATCCTCCTCATGAAGTGCCCTCCGCCTGAGCGGTCGCCGGCGCAGCCGCGAGCGTCGTGGTCAGGATACCGGCCAGCGCAGTGATGTTCAGCAGCGGGACTTCCTTGCCTGTCGCATCGAGCATGCGAACGCCACCCATACCGTTGAAGTTGACCTGCGTCACCCACGGGAATGGCGACGCCGCGCGGATCTCGTTGAGCGTGATGGTTTTCATGTCGGGCCTTTACCGGATGCAGAGGATTTCGACGCCACCGCGCGTCACGGTGTAGTTCTTGTTGCTCTTCCCTCGCCGAGTGATCGAAAGCCCGATCGGGATAATGATGCCGGACGACATCACTGTCGCGACCTGCATGTCGCCGGGCAAGTCCTTGATCGCTTCCTTGAGCTCGGCGACGGTGGTCAACAGTTTTCCGGTGAGTTGCGCGCTCATGCCGCCACCGCCGATGCAAACTGATGCTCGACGCGGGCCAGGTCGTCGGCTTCGGTCTTGTCGGTGCGATAGCTGGCTTCGACCATGCGCGGCAGGAACAGCGAGTGCAACGTGTTGTTCTCGGACGGCTTCATGATCGAGTTCGCGCGCACCGCAAAGATACGGCCGATGAAGTCGCTCGGGTTCGCATCGATCGAATCGCGCAGCGCCTCGTTCTTCACAGTCACGTCGACCTGAAGCTGACCGCAGGACGACGTGCAGGTCAACGAGCCAGCTCGGCCTTCGTTCTTCGTGCCGGCGCGGCCGTCCACGATCGCGACGCATTTCAGGTCGACGTCCACCTCCAGCTTGAGCTTGATCTGCTCCTTGCTCGTGCCGTCCTTCCAGATCGCATTGCCGTTCTTGATGATCGTTCCTTCCTTGCCTTGAGTCAGGAGCTCGCGGTAGTGAGCGAGCGCCTCCTCGAGCGAATGCACGATGCGAGTCGGGATATGCTGAATCATCGGGTCGATTCCCGGCAGCGCGCGTGCGCCGGCCGCCAGCCCGAGCAGCAGAGCCTTGATGCGTTCGCGGTAGCCGACTTCGTATTTGCCCTTCGGCGCGACGACGCTCAGCGGGATTTGGTCCCATGCGAAGAACCGGGGCACCTCGTTGGCTTCGAACTCGCCGCCCGCGGCGATGCGGTTCAGGATGCCGTTGCTGATTTCGCGCGGGGCGATCGTGCCGTCGACGAGCACCAGCATTTCGCCGTGCGTCTGCGTGCCGGCCGGGAACAAGGCGCGAACGTGGTCAACGAAACCACCGAATGCCTCGAGAGGAAACGGCGAGCCCTGACGACTGGTGATGCGAACTACCCCGCCCGTCTCGTGATCGACATTCATGAACATGCCGTCGGCCTTCTCCTGCGAGATAACGCCGTCGCCCCATGTCCACGCATCGAGCTTCGCGTCCTTCAGCAGCGCGCAACGCATATAGGGGAATTCGAGAATCAGCCCCTTCCATGCCTTGTTGACCGTCGACTCGGAGAAGCCGGCACGCAGATCCTTGCGAATGATCCGCTTGAACAGTTCTGCCGAGCTGGGCGTCAGGAACGTCATAAGGCGCTGCACCTCGTCGCGAGCCGCGTTGCCAGTGAGCTCGCGCTTCGCCATCTTGTCCAGGCAGTCCCAGACCGGCGCGTTCTCGAACGTGTTCGCGCCCGGTGCCGCATTCTCGATGGGGCCGGGAACTTGCGTTATGCCGTAGGTGGTCAGCGGGTCGAGCGCCGCGACGAGCACGCGCTTGAACGTGTCGAACGCGAGGAACTGTTTCACCATCGCCTGCTTGTCGTTCTTGCTGGAGGTAGCCGCGATGCTCTCGATCGCCGCGAAAGCCTGGTCGGAGTTCATGTGAGTCATTAGTGACTTATCCTTGTGTGTGATGTTCGGGTTCTTGCGGCGTGATGAGCTGCACCGCTTCGTTTTCGCGGAAGAACGACATTTCGCCGGCGCCGAGCTGCATACCGCGGCCTTTCGTCGTGAACGGCTCGAGCGACACCGCATTCAGCGCATGGCGATTGAGGGCACCCCAGCATGCAGCGACGGGGATATTCTTCCGGTCGTCTTCGTCGGTGCAGGTGATCCTCATAAACCGTGCGCCTGTATCCAGGTCGATGAACTGCTCGCCGGGCGCGAGCAGCTTGAAAGGCTTGTAGATGGGTTCGCTCATGCGTGTGCCTGTTGGTTTTGACGCTCGCGCTTCATGCGCTGGATCGCCTCGAACGGCGACTCACCTGCTCGGATAACGAGCTTGGGGAGCGCCCCGTTCGTGGCGGCAGGGGTTTCGGCCGCCGCGACAGCGGCGAGCGTATGGTTCAGCGAAACCTGACCGTTAGTCGCGTTTGCGGTTTCGACGGTCGGCTGCGAGCGCTGCGCAACCATTCGGTTGAGCACGGCCGCGTGAATGTCGACGCCGATCGCCGGCTGAGCCAGGATGTCAGCGGGCTTCGATACGGGCGCCGGCGCAGCGCTTCGCTGCGTGCGGGAGCGCTTCGTCGACAGCGGCGACACCCATGCCTGCTGCTGATGCGCGACGATCGCTTCGCCCTTCACTCGCTCAATGAAGTAGATCGCGCGCCCCTCCAGCTGCTCCTTCTGACGCATGTCGAGTGCAGTGCAGCGGCACTGGCGGATCTCGGTCAGGCAGTCGCCGTAGATGGCCTGAATCGACGCGTCATTCGCGTGGTCCGCGATGTGCTGACACGCCGCATACGGCTTCTTCACCTTGAGGCTCAGACAGTCCGTGTAGAACGCATTGCGCTTGCCGTCAGCAGAGGTGGCCGGCGGCATGACTGCAGGCGCCGTTGCTTGTTCGGTCATTACATTCTCCTACCAAGTGGCCCATTCGGGCATCGATTCTTCGGTTCGCGGTGCGGGCGCTTTCTTGCTGCTGCCCTTGGGGTCATTTTCGAGACCGCCCTGTGGCTCGTCTTCGGATGCAGCGATGGGAGGTCCGCCAACAAGCAGCTGTCTTACTGCCTCAGACTTGAATGGCCCGATGAGACGCTTCAAAGCGTCGAGCAGCTCGCGCTCGGAGCGAAACGACATTTCGGTCGTATCCCACCGCTTGTAGTCGCGCCGCGTCTTCTCCTTGACCTTCCTGTCATGGAGCTCACGCGATCGAGCCAACGAATACGGACCACTCAGATCGACCTGAGCGCTCCACCCTTCAATCGAATCGATACCCGCGCGGAACTTGCCGTATTGAAAAATGACTGCACACTGGTCGCCGATTTCTACCTCGATTACCTGATATGCCTTCGTGCCACGCTCGTGATGGGAAAAGCTGCGCCGTAGCTTCATGACGCCTCCGAAATTGCTGATACGCACATTATAGTCACCGATTACTTACTTTCGTTCATAATGCGACGACCCATTCGGAGCTGCATCGCTGACACCCCGTTCAGCAGCGTCGCCCCATAGAACGCGCGCCGCACCACCTCGGCTGGCACCTCGTTCGGGTCTTTCTCGGGCGGCAGCATCGCGATACGCACGCGAAACCCGTGCTGGCGCAGCATCAAGCCGGCCTCGACCGCGTCGTCGGTCGCCTGGATTTCCCCGTCCCACATGAAGGTCACTTCCTCAACGCCGCGCTCCCTGAGCAACATGAATTTCGCGAGCTGGCTGTTATCGCTGCCCGACGACAGGTGTTTGCCGAACGTTCCCACCGGCACCACATCGCGCAGCTGCGGGTCCGCATCGAGCGCGATCTTGATCGCCGCGACGTCGAACGCGCCCTCGCCTACCGCGATGCGCTTCGTGTCGTGGACGTTGAGCCCGTTGAACAAATGCACGCCCGAACCGTCGATACCCGGCGGGAAGAGATACTTCTTCTCAGCATGGCCGGTCACGTCGCGCCCCTGAAACGTCGCGAGCTTCCCGTCCATGTCGAACACCGGGATTAGCACGCGTGCGCTGTAGTCCTGGTAGGCCCAACCACGCTCGGTCGGATACCGGAAGTGCGCACCGCGCGGGCAGTAGGCGAGGTGAAAATACGCAGACAGGTCCGCAGTGATGCCACGGTTCTCCAGATAGGCGAGGTTGCGCCCCTCATGAGGCAAGTCGATGTGCTGCGGTAGCTCCCAGCCGACATGCTTCTCGACCTCGACAGATTGACGTCGTGCCGGCCGCCAGCCCTGTTCGCGCGCGTATGCCCTGATGTGCTCGATGACTTTCGAACCGTGCGGCCGACCCAGATGGTCGCGAATGAACCGGTATTTGGTGAAGATCCGCTCTTCGACCGGGTGCGAGCCGGCGAAGCAGTTGCCGACGCCGGTGTCGGCGTTGACGTAGACCTTCCAGTCGGAGTTGCCGCACGTCGGGCATTCCCGCACGTTGATTTGCTGGCCCGATCGGCCATGCGTGAGCCGATAAGAAATGCCCTCGCGATCCATCCACGAGGGCATATCGATGGTATCCAGCAGCTCTGACAGATCGTCAGTCGCCATTGTTGCTCCTTATGCGAAGCCGAGCACCTTGGTAATGAACTTCATCCGGTCCATCGCCTGCTCGATCTCAATCGTGAATTCCCCGCCTTGGTTTCGCGACGCCGCGAAATACAACCGAGCCCGGCCCGCTGCGCGCTCTTCTTCGGTGCGGTTGATCGAAATGATGATGTCTGCGATACGGACCTTGTTGAAGTCTTCAGCGACGTGCTCGGCCTTGATGACGTTCGCGTTCGCACCAATCCGGTTCGACTGCGTTGCGGTCAGCACCGCGAGCCCTTCTCGGATCGCCAACCCGCGCAGGTCAACGTAGACCGACTTGGAATTCTCGATCGCGGAGTCAGTGACACGCTCCGGCGACATGATGTCGGCGTAGTCGACGATGACCAGATCGAAAACGATGCCCTGCTGCTTGAACCGCTCGATACGCCGACGAAGCTCCGACACCTTCAGCGAGCCGGTCGGGAACTCGTCGATCATGAACTTCGCGTTCGTGCCGTCGGCGCGCCGCGCGCGGTCTGCGAACAGGCGAACCTTGTCGCGGACTTCGTGCGTGTGCGCCCCGAGCTCCATCATTGCCTGCTCGGCGATGTTGGCGTCCATCCGGTCGGAGATCACCTCCCGCGAGACTTCACACGACGCGTAGTAGACGTTGTGGCCGGCGGCCCAAGCACCGATGCCGAAGTCGATCAGCGCGGTCGTCTTGCCCGCCTTCGCAGCGCCCAGTAGCACCGACAGCTCTTTGCGGCCCCAGCCGCGGTGATAGAGCAGATCGTCGATCACCCGGTAGCCGGTCGTGATGCCTTGCGGCGGCAGCTTGCCCGACGCGCGCTCCAGACGGATGCCGGTGCGGTTGTCAATCGACGCCGCAAAATCGTAGGTGTCCCCCTCTGCGTTCGCGCCGACGTTCAGCGCCGTCTGCATGAGCTTCGAAATGCCGTCGAAATCGTTGCGGTCGAGCTTCGGGATCGCCTTGAACATCGCAGCCTGCATGGCCTGATGCCGAGCGAACGTCGCAACCTGATCGACCACGAAGTCGCGGTCGGAAATGTCCGTCTCGAACAGATTCTTCAGGTGAGCGATCGCCGCAACGCCGAGCGCTTTCGGCAGCACTTTGGCGTCCAGGTCTTCCCGCAATAGCATTGCGTAGATGCCGATGTTTGCCGGTGCCTTGCGATACTTGCTCCAGTAGCGCAGCGCGACGCTGACAAGATAGGACTCGATCTCAGACTCGAAATGCCCCGGCTCGACCAGCCCATCAACCATCTGGTTGAAGGACGTGTCACGCAGGGTAAGGGCCGCAATACGCGACTGAAAGTCACCGTCGAACTGGAACTTGCTCATCGGCGGCTCGGCCGCTTCTGCGGCCGGCGTCGTCGACGGCACTGCTGACAATGCCACCACGCTCATCACTGCACCGCCGACGTATCGCTGTCCTGGGGCACGCCGAAGAACTGTTCGATCGCATGCTTGTAGAACACGCGACGAATCAGACGCGTCGAGTCCTTCGGATGCTTGGTCAGCAGCGTGATCGTATATTTGTCGCGGCCTGTCACCAGCCCTTCGAACGTGACGTCACCCGTAGTGATGATCGTGGCGAGCTGACGTTCTTCCTGCATCGCCTTGAGGATGGCATCGTGACCCTTCGGCGGGCGTGCGGTGGCACGCGGGCGCTGTTCCCCATACTGCGGACGAGCGACACTGCCCGTGCGGCTTTCGAGCGTGCGATGCTCGAGCGTAATCATTCGGCGGCCGGCGTTGATCTGTTCTTGGCGAGCTTGCTCGGGGGTCATGCTGGAACTCCAGTGAGTTGATGAAAAATTAGCGATGACTTAATTATAGTCATTGCTTACTTACTCTAATTGAGAAAAAAACGCTTCGCTTGCTGCAGTGTCACCTCGCCGAACGCCGCGCGTGCCACCGATTCAGAGACGGCCCGCTCGCTCAGCAGCCGCGAAAGCAGCATTGCCCGGTTACCACCGCGGCTCTTGATCTGATCGATCTGCCACGCTTGGTATGCAATTTGGTCAGGGTGGCCGTGGTAGTTCTCGATCAGAAAGCGCCCGTCACGCGCCAGCTGGATTGACTTCTTGCATTCGGCAATCCATGCGTCGCGCAGATCCAGCGCCACCTCTTCCGCATAGAGCTGGTTGGGCCGGGGAAACATCCGCCAACCGCGATCGCAGGCCCGGCGCACGACGAAGTCGAGGCCGAACTCATACCGGCATCCGACCGCGTCGAACGCCTGCCTCGCTCGCCATACGGCGGCCAGCTCCCGACTATCGAACAACCCCGCTACGTCGATCGGTTTGACCTTCTCGACAGTGCGGATGTCCTTCTGCCGTGCGTATGCCCGCTTGATTGCATCGTGATACTCGTGAGCGAATAGATACGTCGCTTGCACGGGATGCAGATGGCGGTAGTCGAACCACTTACGCAGAAATAGCAGCGCCTCCACCGCCCGCGACGACGGCGCGATACGAGACAACGCAAGCATTTCGCAATCCGCCGGTGTCAACGACTGGCCGAAAAATTCATGGAGCACTTGGGGCTTCCTCTCATTTCCATTATTGATAAGTTTCAGATTAATTATAGGTATAGGTTCATGGAATTTAGAAAGGTTAGAAATTGAGGGAGCGCGGTCCTGGCCCCAAGCAATCCTTGATCCTCCCCGAGAAGATGCGGCTCGGGGAGGCTTCCTACTTGCCGAGCGGCGTGTCATCGACACCGAGTCGCGCGCGCTGCTCCTTCTGAAACTGTTCCACCGAATCGACGAGCGCGTCGTGGCGCTGCGCCAGGTCCAAGTAGAGCTTCGTCAGTTCTTGGTCGGCGTCGACGAAGTCGGTAAAGCAAAGGGCCGGAGCGGCGTCGCCCGCTTCATCGCCGCTTGCGGTGGAATGAAAAGCGACTCCGGCGCGGCTTGCGTTGAGCATGCGGACAGTGCCGACATCAAGATAAAAGCCGCCGCAAGCAGCGCGCATCGTTTCATGTGCTTCCTCACTGGGAGTGGGCGCGGGCGCGACGGCCCGCTTGATCTGCGCCGCAACCCGATGACGGATAGCGACCTTGTTCTGATCGATGTTGTCGGCAGTGACTGTCACTGCCGCCTCGACCGTCTTGCTCTTCGTCTGCGCCACTGCGACGCCGGTCGCTACACCCGCAACAGCCTTCACCTCCTGCTTTGCCCGCGATGCCAGCACGAACTGGCGGTCGACGTAGGCGCCTGCGCCGAAGGCGATGGCGCAGGCAAGCGCAAGCACACCAATCTTCGCGAGCGGATTCATCAGCCTGCCTCCTTCGTCTCATCGTCGGTCTTCATCGGGGAGTCCTTCTTCACAGCCATCCACACACCGATGCCGGCGAACAAAGCCGCGCCGCCTGTGCCGAATGCCGTAGCATTGAACGGAACCTTGTTGACGACGGTGTCCCACGTCTGCGTGAACACAAAGTCCAGCGACGTGATCGCGGCCATGTATTTCGCCAGGTCCGGCGTCGCGTTATCGACTTCCGTGAACAAGTGGTGGAAGAAGATCTTCAGCTTGAGCAGGCTCATGCCGGCTCCTCGCAGCGGAATTCCCGCGCTTCGGCTTGCCGGCGCCGCAGCAGGCCCGCAACGTGAACGCCGCCTGCCATATCCCACTTTTGGAATTCGTTGGCGGCGGCCTCATACTGACCGGCATTCAGCAGGCGCAGCATGGTGGAGCCCGCAAATCGCGTTTCGCCGAGGTTGAAGACAAAATCAACGAGCGCATCGAATTGGCACTGGCTCAGCGGCACCTTCACGAGACGGTTGACTGCGTCGACCGCAGCCTGCACGTCCTTCATCAGTGCCGCCTCCGCTTGTGCTTGCGTCCATACCAGCCCGTAACGCACTTCCGGCCCGGTATGGCCGTAGCCGATCGTCCACGGCCGCGCGCTCAACTTGTTGAGTAGGTCGGCAGCGATCGGCGCACCGGCGAGCGTTTTCTTCCAGAGCCCGCGGCGCTGGAGCTCTACCCCCAGCGGAGACTTCGGATCCGGGTAGGCGTGAAGCACGCAGCCTTCGAAGTTCTCCGTCAACTGCAGTCCGGTCTTGGAATAGGTCATGTTCATGGCGCGGCCCTTAGTGAGTGGCGGTCGGGGCCGCCATCGCCATCATCAGCAGCTTCCCGGCAATGGTGAGAGCAGCACCCCCGACAAGCGCCCAGACAGCTTTTGCCGTCCACGTCGCGCCGGCGAACCGCGCTTCATACTTGATCTGCGACTTCTCGAGCTCCGTCGTCCGGCCCGATACATCGACCATGCGATCCTCGAGCTTCTCGACGCGTGCACGCGTCGCCAGATGTCGCTCTTCGATCACTGCCAGGCGGACGATTGCGTCCGCAACTTGGCCCATTCCGGTCTTGATTTCCTGAACGTGCCCCTGCACGTCCCTGATCTGGCTACCCAGCGCAGCGAGCTCCGACACGTCGTTGTCCTTTTCAGCGGTCATAAGTCCCTTCGCAGTCTCTCGCTCAGCGGATACAAAACATCGCCGATGTTATCCGGAAACATCGGCGATGTATAGTCATTGCTTACTTACTATATAAACTACACGAACGAGCTATTACTCGACGATCGTGCCTCCCGCGAGCATGTAACGGTTCGCGCCATACGGCAGCATTCCCGCGGTCTGATCGCCGTCTGCCGGCTTGCTGACAATGAGCAGCTTTTCAGCGAAGGAAATTGCGCCCTCGTTGGCATCCGGGATACCTTGCATGTAAATGGTCGTCGCGCCCTGAATCGGCTGCTTCCCCGACGTGTGCGTGTCTGCCGAGACGTAACTCATAATCGTCGCGCTCGTCATCTTGCTGAGCGTGTCGATCATCACCTGAGTGACAACGTGATATTCGGCAGTGGCGCCGGTGGACTCGAGAACGACTGCTTGCTTGATCGCCATGTTTGGCTCCTGTGGTTGAAAGTGATCGGGCCTAGCCCGGTGTCAAGTGCGATTCGGTGGCGTGGGCCACTGAACATCGAGCGGCCAGCCGGCCTGCTCCGGTAGATCTCGTAATGCCTGCCTGTAGGCCGCATAACGTGCAGCAGTTGTCGCCGGCACATCTGCTGCCTGGGTCCAATCGGTCTGCGCCAACAGCTGATCACGTTTGAGCCGCACGGGGGCTTCTTGGAACGCTTGCCTGTGCATAGCCACATGCGTCTGAATCCAGTCGGTGTCCGGCCGGTCGATACCGGCAGGCCACATATCGACTCGCGCATGCTCCTTTGGGGTGCCGTCCGGATTGAGCGCCCGAGCCAGCAAGTAGTCCTTGCCTCCGACCAAATCCGGATATTCTTGCTGAATGGCAAACAGCAATTCATCCAGTGTCACAAATTCTTCAGTCATGGGTGTTCTCTTTAGTTGTTGCGGAGCCATGCAAAACGGACCCAGCAACGGTTACCGCCTGCAAAGCCGATACCATTCATGATCCACGGGCTATCTCGACGAATCCAAAATTGCGTGCCTTGGGTCATATCGTAGGGGCCAACTTCTTCGAGTGCCACAATCGGGCACTGCGCGCCACGGTCGGCGCGGTTCAACTGCGCGTCATTCGCTTTGTTCCATGCGTCATCGAGCTTTCCCATGTCGTCGGACAGCCAGCGGCCGCGATAGCCTTGCCAGAGGTTCCCGTCAGTCTGTAGCGTCGCCCCGCCGACGTGCAGGTTTCCGCCCTGCCACGTCTCGCCATCGTTGCTAACGTTCCACGGCACGCCGTTGTAGGCGCTGTTGATGACTTCGAGGCCACCGCCGTCACGTGCACGCAGGTATGTCCACGAGTCGTAGCCTGGTCGGTTGTTGTGCAGCCCAATGTCGGCCTGCCAGCCGGCGCGATCGAGAGTGATTCGATCGCTGAAATACGTCACCCCGTTGGCGCGCAAGTTCATGATGGTCGCGGAGTTGTCCGTGCCATTTACCGTGATGACGTTGGCACGCCAAGAGCCATCCGGGTTCATCGTCGCCCAGGAGGAGTAACCGTATGCGCCGCCGGTGCTCATCGAGCCGTGGAGCCATGCGAGCGCGGTGTTATCCGGGCGAGCGAACACTGCGCCGGCAGCCGTCGAATTGTTCGGCGCACGCACGCGCAGATCGCTCGTGAGGGTGTCGCCTGACTTGTGGACGAAAGTGTTGTCCAGGAACGTGCGAAGCCACTGACTGCCCCACTGCGTTCCCCAGACGTTTCCATCTGGTGCAATTGTGGCGTTGGTGCCGCTCGCGTATGAGACGCCACCCACCATCAGGTTGCCGCCTGCGGTCGCAACACGAGCGTCCTTGCTAACCGTCAGCACCCCCGATACACCAACGTCCCCTCCGAGCGTAGTCCCCGCGCCCGTGCTGTCGATCGAGACATAGCCGGTTGAGAGATTCCATGCAAACGGCCGATAGCCATTCCACAACCCAGATTGGTCCCCGCTCGCCGTCTGCAGGAAATAGACGTTAGCTCCGTCGTTTCGGAAAAAGGCCCCGTAATTGCCAAACACAACCCGGAAGCCATTCGAATCCGATGTTCGCACGTCCCCCGTGAATCGGCCCTTGCCGGAGACTTGCAGCAGCGTGGAGCCATCGTCGGTCGCAGTCCCGATCAGAACGCGTCCACCCCAAGGTGCAAAGGCGATATTCTTTTTGGTCGTGTTAGCCTTATTGAATACCTCAAGCGTCGCACCACCGGACCAGTTCGACGTGGATAGCGTGACCTGCGTGTCGTTTGCGCCGTAGTAGGTCGAGACGGCGTTCGCAAACATGCCCGACCCAGCTACTTGCAGCAGGTTGGCGCCGTCGTCAGTCAACGTTCCGACAAGGACGTGTCCGCCATTCTGCATCAGCATCATGTTGCCGACGTTAGATCCGGAGCCGCGCGTGATACAGAGCGCGTTCTGCGCAGCGGAATATGCATCGTTAGTGGCTCGAATGGAGAACGCGCCATCGCCACCCTGCATCAACTCCCACTTCTTCTGGTCGGCCGGTGCACCATCCCGCGAGAGGATTACTGACGTTTGGCCCGTGCCCCCGCCGTTCGAGGCAATGAGAGCGCCGATGCTATTCATGCCCCTTACCGTGCCAGCAACCTGGAGCAAGTCACCGCCGTTGTCGGCTGTTGTCCCGATCAAAATCCGGCCGGATGCGGTCACCCGAAGTCGCTCGGCATTGGCAGATACGAGGCCAACGTAGCCGGACGCCCCCGCCGAGCCTACAAGCGCATTGCCTTGCCCATACACGTAATACGCGTTCGCATCGGCGTTGATCCACGCTTTTGCGGAGGTCTGACCGAAGTATGAGACGCCGTAGAAATATGTGTTGCCAGCAACCTGCAGCAGGCTTGAGCCATCATCGGAAGCGGTCCCGATAAGGACACGACCAGAATTCGTAACGCGCATGCGTTCGGTCAGTGCGCCGGCCGCACCGTTGCCGGCCGGACGCGTCAGGAATGCCAACCCGCCTTGGTCATAGCTGCCGCCGCTGTATTTATTGTCCAACACCCCCTTCACCTGCGACATCGGTGCAGAACCGACGTTTGCGGCGAACGATACCGCGCCGCCCATGCCAGTTGTGTTGCCGCCGGCTACAGCGAGAAGACCGGTTCCATTCCCTCCAGCGCTGTAGACCTGAACCGCGTTCGCCCCGTCATCAGTCGTCATGCCGATCAGCATGCGACCAGAAGCGACGAAGCGCGCACGCTCGGCAAATGCCGTGCTGAATACCAGCGATCCGGCACCGATCGTTCCAGAGCCGTAGAACGCGATATTGGGGCCGTTGGAATTGTTGAACCCGAACAGACCTGAGTCCCCCGTAGCCTGGCTGTTGATGAAGTAGTTGCCAGCACGGACACCGCCGCTTACCTGAAGCGAGTTGACTCCATCATCAACGGTCGGGCCTACCAGAACATTGCCGCCCTGACTGATCGCCAGTTTAGTAGCGCCCAGGATTTGGAAATTCAGACCAACGTTGCCGCCGGTTACCGCGCTATTGTTTGCATCGGTCGTTGCGTTGATGGTCAGAGGGCTCGCATTCGACGCGACCGAATACGAGTTGATGGTGTTCAAGACGGATGCCCCGAGCACGATCTTCTGGGCCGACCCGAAGCGCGAAACCAGCAGACTGTTATTGACTTGCAGCGTTGTCGAGCCGTCATCGGTCATCCCCGTGCCGACGAGCACCCGCCCACCAAACGTCATGCGCATCACACGACCTTGCTTCGAGTCGTAGCGCCCATCATTGCCGGCGTTGTTGAGGCAGAAGTCGAGGTATTCGGTCCCCCACGTCCCGCCATTGAACCCCGCACGGAGCGAAGCAACGAGTCGATTGCCCGTATCGGACGTGGTGCCGCCAAACGTGCCACCGAGCCGAATTTTCCCTTCGCGATTGAGTGCACCAGATGATCCGCGAGCTTCCAGGTGCGCCGTCGTGTCAGTCGTGACCGCATCGATGACGACCGGCCCGGTGAACGGCGAGCTACCATCGAGCTTGGCGTAACCGCTTACTGCCGTCTGGGCCTGTGCAGCACTATTGGCCGCTGCTGATGCACTGTTCGCTGCATTCGTTGCGCTCGTCGCCGCGCTGCTTTGCGAGGCGGCCGCAGCACTGGCTGAATTCGCCGCATTGGTAGCACTCGTTGCAGCGGCGGTCTTCGACGAGTTGGCCGACGATGCGCTGCTCGCTGCGGCAGCAGCGCTGTTGTCCGCGGCAGTGGCCGATCCGGCAGCCTGGGATGCGCTCGCGGTTGCGTTTGCCGCCATCGCTTCGGCGGTCGCGTCTTGGTCTTGCCAGCCAGTGCTGGTGTAGACCCGCATCTGGTTAGTCGTGGTGTTGAAATACTCGCAGCCCACGACGAGCGGGTTGCCGTTGTTGTCCTTGGTCGGGTCGGCAGACTGCTTGCCCAGATACAGGGCGTTCATTGTGGTCAGGATGCCCTGAACCTGCGTGAGCACGCTACTCGCGCTCGATGCCGATGCGCTCGCCGCGCTCGCCGAGCCAGCAGCGGCCGTGGCCGAACCGGCAGCAGCGGTTTCCGAGTTCGCAGCATTGGTTGCGCTCGTGGCCGCAGCGGTCTTCGACGACGCGGCGCTCGTTTCCGACGCCTTTGCATTCGTCTCGCTGGTCTTCGCGTTCGTCTCAGACGTCTTGGAATTTGACTCCGATGCCTTGGCGTTCGTTGCGGACGCTGCTGCGGCGCTCGCCGAGCTTGCAGCATTTGTCGCGCTGTTTGCTGCGCTGATAGAGCTTGCTGCAGATGCAGAAGCAGAAGAACCCGCGTTCGAAGCGCTGTTCGCGGACGACGTGGCGGAGTTCGCAGCCGCGGTCGCCGACGCAGCCGCGTTCGTCTCACTTGTCATTGCGTTGGCCGCGCTCGTTGCAGCAGCAGACTTGCTCGCCGCAGCCGCACTTGAACTGCCTGCCGCTGCAGTCGCGCTGCCGGCTGCATTCGCCGCACTGTCCGCGGCCGCGCCGGCCGCTGCGGCCGCAGCGGCCTCTGCCTGCTGCGCGCCGTTCAGACTGGCGTGGATTTCACTGATCGACGCGGCGAAACCTTCAGGGCTGACCTCCTTGATCATGTCCTGGATCTGATACATCGCCTTCGTGAAGATCGCGGCGGTGCCGACATCGCCCTGCGAAAGCGTCGGAAGGTTGTCCGGCACGGTGAAGTCCGTTGCAACAGCGCAATCAAGACCGATACCACCCTGCCCTTGATAGACACCGGCGAGCGTGAACTTCGTGCTCGTGCCATCGAAGGTCGCGTCGGCGGCAACCACATAGGGCACATACTCCCCAACGATCAGGAAAATATTGTTCGCCCGAATGCGGTATGCCACGTTCTGACCGGGCAACGTAACGGTCTGACCGCCGTTGTCGATCGAACATTTGACCTTGAGTTGTGCCATCCGTGAGTGCCCTTGCCGACTTTCTAGTTGTTACGAGTATAAGTCATTGCTGACTTATCAACAAGGCACTCACATATTCTGCTCAGTCCTTCTTGTAGCGCTCCTTCACCTCGCTGCAGTGCCGGATCCACTCGAGCGTCTCGTCCGGCAACTGGATACCCTGCCGAGCCAGCGCGTCGAACCCTTTCATGATGGCGTCGAGCTGCTCACCGATGTCCTGGTAGTCGGCCTGCCGCAGTGGGATCGGGTCGACCTCGTGATGGATCTTCATGCTTGTGTCACCTCGAAAATTGCATCGAGCATCGGCCACGCCTTCACGATCACCGGATAGGTGCCAGGCTGGCTGAATGACAGGGTTGCGCTATTGTCGACGCACTCATGCGCTTCGCCATTAACGACGATCGTGCATGGCGCCGGCAGGTTCTTGAGCGACATCCCGTCAATGGTGGCCGGATTAGCCGGGCGACGCTTGACTTCACCTCCCTCTACCCAGTCCAGAGCAATGTCACACGAGGCACGCAACAGCGTGCCTCCCTCTGGCACGACTTGAATGTCGATCATTATGTCCGGCATCCGGGCACGCGTCGTGATCCTGCCATTGCTGTCATGAATCAAATAGTCCTGCATGATGTTTCCTTATCGTTTGAACTCGATTGCGTAGATGACGTAATGGATGTCACCAGTAATCGAGACGGAGTGATCGCCAGGCGGAAGGTTGGCCGAACAGCATCCATAGGTCGGCAAAGCAAGGCCGCCGGAGACATTGTTTTGCGCGTTGGTTCGCCCACCAATGTATGCACCAAGCTGCTTTCCATCAACGCTGAGAACGCCGCCAAAGGCGCTCGTCGACAAACCACAAAAGATAAACAGCACCGGATTGCCCGTTGATCGGTAAGTGAATCCTGATCCGTAGTTGGACCCACTCGTGGTTTCCCAATAAACGCCTGTCGTCACTGCGTTCAGGCCGATCCGCAATGTATCGATCTGCGCTTCGCCGATGTGTGCGGCCTGGATCGCCGCATACTGTATCTTCGCGCTTGTGATCGCGCCGTCGGAGATCTTCGCCGTATTCACCTGCAAGTCGCCGATCTTGGCGTTGTCGATCGACGCATCGCCAATCAGCGCACTGCTGATGATGACCTTCGGCTGTCCATAGACCGCACCGATCGTGAACGGATGCACGCCCGCGTAACCAGGCAGGTTCACAGAGAACGTGTCGGTGCGAACTGCGAACTCGCTTGTCGGCACGCCGTTCACCGTCGTAGATGCCAGGCCGAAGCCCGCCACATACCCGTTGTTGTCGATCTTGACGGTGTATTGCGCGTTCAAGCCGTTGATCGAGCTTGCCTGCTGTTGAATCGTGGTCGTGTGGCCGTTGACTGTCGTCGTCAGGTTCGTGATCGACGCCGCGTTCGCACTGTCCCCGTTCGCGCGTGCCGTCTGCTCGCTCGTAATCGCTGCGGTGTTCGAGCTCACCGAGCTCGCGAGTGTGTCGATTCGGCTCGACAGCGCGCTATCAGCGTCCGAGCGCGTCTTCTGCTCGGTCGTGATCGCGGCTGTGTTGCTGCCAACCGTCGACGACAGCGTGTCGATGCGGGTCGACAACGCGGAGTCGGCGCTCGCACGGGCGGTCTGTTCGGACGTGATGGCCGCGGTGTTGCCGGCCGCGCTTGCCACAACCGCGTCGATTCGCGACCCCAGCGCGCCGTCTGCTGCTACGCGTGCATTCGTCTCGGATGTCACGCTCGCCTGAATCACCATCGGGAGCTGGCCGCCGGCCGTCGCCACGGGCCTCCCGTTGAGCACCTGGAAGGTGTATGTCAGGAACGCCTTCGCGTCGCTGTCGATCGCACCGGCGTATAGCTCGGTGCCCGAGCCCTCGTTGCTGCCCGGCACGCCCACGAGAATGTAGGCGGAGCGATATTTAATCTGCGACAGAACTGCATTGGTCGCGCCGCAGCGCACCAGCGCAGTCTGAAGCGCGCCGGCGAGGTTCCCTTGTGGCTCGTCGAACGTCCACACAACCACCGTCACCGTGTTCGGCAGGCCGTTCAACAGCGTCACCAGATTGTCGCGCGCCGCCGTGCTGCTGAAAACGTCGAATGACCCGCGCGTCGTCACGGCGCCGGTTGCGTCGATCGTCGCGACGTTGTAGCTGCGTGCGCCGCCCTGCAGCTTCACGCCGGACACGGCGTTGTAGAGGCCGGTGGCGGCGGCACCCACTGCCAATGCACCGTTGCTCGAGACACGGAACAGGAGCGCGTTGCCAAGCTGCGCTTGCACTGAGCTGATGCTCGACGCGTTTGCACTGTCGGCATTTGCGCGCGCGGTCTGTTCGTTCACGATTGCAGCGTTGGCGCTCGCAACCGATGCAGTCACGGTGTCGATTCGGGTCGACAGCGCCGAGTCAGCATCGGTGCGCGCTTTCTGCTCACTGGTAATGGCCGCAGTGTTGTTGTTCGTCGTGGCGACAACCGTATCGATTCGGGTCGACAAGGAGCTATCAGCGTTCGCACGGGCAGTCTGTTCGGTCTGGATAGCCGCCGCGTTCTGATCGACCCGCGCCGTCACCGACTGGACCTGGCTCGAGAGCGAATCGTCAGCCGCTTGGCGCGTCTGCTGCTCGGTCGTGATGGCCGCGGTCAGTGCGCCCTCTGCGACCTTGCGGGCTGCCGCTTCCGCATCGAGCGCGTCCTTGGTCGCTGCCGCAGATGTAGCGCTCGCCGCCGCGATCGCCTTGTTCGCGGCGTCGAGCGCCTCCTGCACACGCTGGTTCACCGAGCCGAGGCCGTTGCCGTCAACGAGGTCGATCCGCTGTTGAAGTTCGGGGATGAGCTTCGATCCATTCAGCACACCGTCCGCAATCGCATTAACGTCCATGAACGGCGTGTGGAACTTGAACTTCGGCGTGGGAATCGTCTCGTCCATCCCGAATGCATCAAACGGCACGAGCACGTAGTAGTAGTCGTGGTTGAACATCAGGTTCGGCAGCAGCACCGAGCTGTCTGGCCCTTGGTAGACCAGCGTTGTCGAGTCCGCGACGAAGTTCGGATCATCGCTCAGATAGATCGCCGCGCCCGCGAAATCCGTATCGTCCGAGTGCGTGTAGGAGATCGTCACGCGATCGTAGTCGGCGCTCTGGTTCGCCGATACCACCGTCGGGGGTGGGTTGTAGGCATCCATGACCGCCGGCCGGCCGACGTTGTTGAACACATCGCGAACAGCGATTTCAACGGTCACGCGGCGATGCGTGCCATCCGCGACGTTCTTCTCGTAAGTGTAGATGTAGTTGTTATCGCGCGTGTGCTCTACGCGCAGCAGCTTGTGGCTGTGGTCGTAGATGCGCACCTCGTAGTCGAGGAAGTGCGGATCCAGCGAGCCGCTGTCCGCGCCGTTAGGCTCGGAACCAAACTCGAACGATTGCGTGGTCGAGTTGTAGTTCCAGAACAGCTTCAGATCCTTCCCAGCCCAGATGAAGTTCACCCCGGTCACATCAGCGACAGCTAGGTTCGATACGGAGCCGACCACCTTGTAGGTCACCGTGGGCGACTGATCGTAGCTCGCGCGTTTGCCCCAAACGTCATAGGCCACCGCTCGAACAGTTACCGTATCGCCCTTGTTCAGTCCCTTGACGAGGTAGCTCGTGTCACCGCGCACCGTGTCGGCAAGCACGGGCGCCGCCCCGTTGATCGAAAGGTGAATGTCAGCGCCCGCATACGCCCCAACCACCGGGTTCGCCCATGCAGCACGCACGTTCGTGAGGATCTGCGTCCCGGAGACGAACGTCTCCTCGTAGATCGTGAGGTTCTGGACAGCACTGATCACGCCCTGAGAAGGATCAATGGACGGCACCTCAAGTGAGCCGTAGACCTCTTCGTATTGGGTCAGGTCGTAGACTTCCGGCCGATACTCGATCGCCGTGATCGTGCGATGGAAATCAGTCGAGCCGAGCGTCACGCCCTTGATGCGGAACGGCTTCTTGACCTTCTCCGTCTTCCCGAACATGTAGTTGATGAACGGACCCGGCGCATACGACATCGGCGATACCAGTTGGATGGTGTCGGTTTGCCCCGGCGCCAAGACGACGTCATGCTCCTCCACCACATCAGTATCGATGAAAGTGACCGGCTGGCCGACCGAGAGTCCCGCAGTGGATTCGACATATACCCCATCCGGCAGCACGTTGGTGATGCCGACGTCGGTCCCCGACCCATTCGTCATGCGCATCAGCCGTCCCGACGGCGTGCCGTTGGCGACCTGCACGAACGTTCCGGTGATAGCCTGAATCACGGACGTCCCGCGCGTGACCGTGTTGCTCAGGACCAGCAGGCGGTAGCGACCGCCGGCCTCCATCTTGACGAGCTTGTCGAGCTTGATGATGCTGTTGCTCGAGCCAACGGCGGTGCGGCCCGACTCGCTCCATGCGGGCATGTCGTGCTGCACCAGCACCACGTCGCCCGGCGCGCAGGCGATGGATTCGACCGGAGACTGCCACTCGCACGTCAGTTGCAGGTAGCGGTTCAGATTGAGCTGGAACGCGCCCTCCATATAGGCACGCTTGATGTCGACCACGCCATACAGGGTGATCGCGCTCGCGTTCTGATTTTGCCCTTCGAGCACTGAATCCGGGTTGGTGACCTTAACGGTCTTTTCCCTGTAGCCGTCCGTCCGGTCGAAGTAGGTCACATCGACTTCCGTCGCGCGATCGACGGTGCCCAGCCACGTCTGCTTGAACGTGTCCTGCATGATGTTGCCCATACCGAACATCATCACGGGATCGGATGCGCGCTCGATCGCGATGTAGTAGCGCGTGCCTACCGTGATAACCTGAGCGTGACCGACGCGCAGCACATAAGCGGAGGCATCCCAGAAGTTCATCGTCTGGTCAAGAACCGCATTGAACGTCAGGCCGTTGGCATCGCAGAATTCGGCCCACTCGAACAGCGAATCCATGTCGAGCCGATCCGGGCTGAAACCGGGTCCATAGCGACCGTTCGTCGCCATGTCGTAGTAGACCCACGCCGGGTTCGCGTTTGCCGACTGCGCGGTCTGGATGACGCCTTTGTCACGCGTCATCGTCGCAATGAGTCGGCCGCCATTCGTGAACGTGACCGACGGGATGCCCGACAGCTGACTGTCCATCTGAACACGCAGAGCTACGAGCGCAGTGTGGTTATAGGCGACACCCTCGTAGACGATTTCGTTCAGGTCCGTGATATAGCACTCGGATTGTGACGTGTCGCCGGTGATGGGCTGGCCGCGGATAACGCGCGGGTTGCCGCTGCTCCAGTCGGTGTAGTTCTCGTTGCGCCGAACGCGAACCTCATACTTCCCTAGCGACAGCTGCGGTGTGAAGTAAGATCGACGCACCGTCGAACGCATCTTCTCCGTCACGATCAGCGCGCCGCCGCGTCCGGGGATTGAGATCGACGTGGAGATCCACATTCCGCCGAAGGCGCTGATCCACGTCGAGTAAGGCCGTCCGACGTAGTTCCAGTATTGGTTCTTCAGCGCGGTGACGAGCGAACTGTCGACATCGGTATTCGAGTCGGAATAAACGACCGCGAAGTCGGTGATCTTGTCGTCGGGATCAATCGGATAATCATTGCCGAGGAAACCGCCACGGTAGACCTTCGGTCGAATCTTGACGTTCGCGTAGGACGGCCGGGTCGCGCTGAAGGGCGTCCAGTCAGTCGCCCCCACGAGGCGATAATCTGCCTCGATGACGCACGTATTGCTCTGCATGTCGCCCGAGTTACGATCGAGCGCAAACAGGCCGGCGGGGAACGTGAAGTCCAGACGAATCTGCTCTACTGAATCCGACGTCGAAAACTGCAGGTAGCTGCTGTCATGCGGGAGAATCTGGTTCTTGCTGTGCGGGACGATGACCTTGGAGAACCAGTCGATCACTCCTTGCGTCGGATCACCCATACGCGTCTGCACCGCGACTTCCTTGAACTCGCTGATGTCCCGGTCATTGAGGCGGATATTCGAGATCGACGCGATCGGGCCTTCCCCGGCGTTGATCAGCATGTAGAGGATCTGGCTGTTGTCGACGTTCTCGGTGTAGGCGCCGATGATGTTGCCGGCCATCTGGAACGAGCCGTAGCACACCGGCACCGGCAGCCCCTCGGCACTGGTGTTCTTCGCCCCGTCTGCCCCGTATGTCGAGCTCGAGGCCAAGCTGTTGTTCGAGCTGTTCGTCGGCGTGGGCGGCGGCATGATCGCGTTGATCAGCAGCGAGCCGGCGACCGTGATGCCGACCGTCACTGCCGCGGTGATCGCGGTCAGGCCGGCCGAGCCGACAGCGGCTGCCAGGCCAATGCCACCGAGCGAAACAAGCGCGCCTGCCAGTTCCGGCGCGACAATCGCGACAGCGACCATCGCAATCATGCGGAAGATGCCCTTGAATCCGCCGCCACCGCGCGGGATCGGGCAGAGCACGATGAAGTCGTCAGGCTGCGGGTATACGAGCCCGAAGTCCTTACTCTCGACGATGCCGCCGTTGCGCGACACCACCACTTCTTCAGCCAGCACCAGAGGCAAGTAATCTGCAAGCGTGGCGCCCGGCCGGTATGCCCAATGCTCCGTCTCAATCTCGTAGAGCGGATCCAGCGGGTTGACGATGCGCCGGACGTTGATGACCTGCGCCAGTTCGCTACTCTGCATGCTGATACTCATAGAACCCGAAAACCCTCTTGCTCTTTTCCCAATCTGAAAGCCGCTCGATCGTCACGCCGCCGGTCTTGTCCCATGCGTGGATAAAGCGGCTTGCGTCGATGACATAGCCGCAGTGGTTGATGTGGCGCCCCATCCGGAAAAGCACGCAGCAGCCGGGCTTCGGCCCGTCGAGCTTTTTCCAGAAGACACGGGCGCACGCCATCATTGCCCCGATGCGCGCGGCATCCCCAGACACCCCGTAGTCCGGCGGCCGCTTGCCCGTGGCCTGCTCCGTGAGGTGCATCACCAGCCCGTAGCAGTCGAACGAATCAGGCCCGCGACCGCCGAGCTCAAAGGGGACGCCGAGAAGATCATGATAAGTCATTTGTGACTTATTCTACCGGGTAACAGAATTCGAGGAAACAAGGTTCGGATATCCGCCAAAGTTGATGACGTTGCCGTGAGCGCGGCAGCCGAGCTTCCCCTCCATTGTTCGATCGCAAACCTGCATCGGACCGTTGTATCGGCAGGTGCTTCCGTCGCGATAGATCCACTGGCAAAAGTCACGCCGCTGGATCCGCTTCGGGAACATCTTCTGCAGGCCGTTCTCCGCTCCAAGCGTCCACGACACTGTGTAGTTGGTCGCCGACGCGTTGACGACCTCGAAATACTCCTGCACCTCCGGAGTGCCGTCCAGGTTGTCGGCCGAGCACACGATCACGATCACCGGGAAACCCGTGCCGCCGCTGTAGTCCTGCATCTTCTGCAGGAGCACGCGCGCGTAGTCCAGGACCGACAGCATGATCTGCGGCTGCGTGCCGGTTTCCGCCTTGAGCTCAAGCGAGAACTGCGCCGCGGTGTAGTTCGCACCGTTGCGCGCGATGTCCTCGGTGTTGTTCACGAAGCGCAGCGTCTCTACGATCGCGCCTGTCGTGCGATCGAGCACGCCGATCTCGAGGAATGCCAGATACGGAACGTCGCTGCCGAGCTTGTTCTTCTCGATGACGCTGGCGACTGAGAGACGGTTACCCATTAAGCCTCCTCAAGCTTGAATTCCACGTCCCATCGGAAGTTCGTGCCGGCGCCCGAATACTTCCAGTTGAGCTCGGTGTCGGTCGTGAACCGCACCAGAATTTGCTCTTTCGTCGTGGGGTGGATATACGTGAAAATCACCGACCCGCCGCTTACCGAATCGAAGAAGTCGTCGAACGACTTCCGATCGGCTTCGGTCATGTTGGTGAAGCCGGTCGTGAACTTGCGGCGCGGCCGGCGCGTGTGACGGGGGCGCGTCACCACGTAGCCCCCATCCATCTTCGATCCGATCGCCGGGTTCTCTTTGCCAGGCTGAAACTTGGACGAGTCCTGCTGATCGCAAAACGGCATGGTCTTGTAGGTCACTTCAGTGCTCCCCGCATCTGGTCACGGAACGCACCCGGCGTGGTCGATGCGGACAACACCACGTCGAGAATCATCTGCTTGCCGTCGAAGCGGGTGTTGCCCTGCTGCGCCTGCACCTGCTGGCCCGTCTGGTTAATGACGTTGACGGTGACCGCCGGCGCGCCGCCACTTTGGCTGCTGCTTTGCTGTTGCCCCGCGATGCGCATCGTCACCGGGATAGAGTGACCGTCAGGCAGCGGGACGAACGCTTCCGGCGTGCTGCCCTCCCCGTAGATCGCCATCTGCGGGGAATTGGCGATACCGCCATTCGCATACTTCCGGAGGTTCATCACGCCGAACTGCGTCATCACCCCGCCGTTCGCGAACGCCGGCACCGTGAAGCCGAAGCTGTTCGATCCCACGCCCCAGCCGCTCGCCGAGCTGGCAGCCGCAGTCGAAGCGCCGGACGAGCCGCCAAGACCGAACGCCGACCCCAGCGCGCCGAACAGCCCGCCGATCCCGCTGCCACCACCGCTGCCACCCGCGATCTGGGCGAGTGCCGACGAGGCAATCTGAGCCGCGTTTGCCAGCGTCATCAGCGAGTTGTTGGCGGTCACCTGTGCGGTCTGACCTGTCAACATGCCCTTCACGTTGTCAGCAAGCGAGAATCCCCACTTGTCAGAGCTCATCGCGAGATTGGTGAAGCCGCGGGCCAGGGTCGACACGCTCGTTTGAAGCTCGAGGCCGCCAGCCATGCCCAGACCCGCACCTGCCGAACCCTGGGTCGTAATTGGAGCCGGCGTAGCGTTGCCGCCCAGCAGCTTGCCAATCCCGTTCGCCAGCCAGTCGTAGCCGACCTGAAGGGACGAGCCGATCTTCTTCTGGAGCGACGCCTTCAGGGTGTCTGCGACGATGCCCTCCATCAGGTTTTGCCACTCGAACCGGCCGGTCTTGGCGGCATTCACGAACGCGTCGATCGTGTTGTTCGACCAGTTCACCGACGCCTGCTGCATCGTGTCGGTCGCCTGCTGCCACTTGGTAACGAGTTGCTGCATCGGCGTCTCAAGATCCCGAGCATGCTTTTTCGCGCGCACCAAATCGGCAGCGTCGATAATCGACTGCTCTTCGGATACGTCCTGCCCCTGCTTCGCCACCTTGTTCAGGCGGTCTGCTGCCTCGCGTCGCCATGCCGCGTCCTCGATTGCCCATTGCGCCTGGAGCTTCTCAGCGCGCCCATCGATCAACGACAGCTGGTCGGTTTGCATCTGCTTGCCGACGTTGCGGGTGAAGTTCATCAGGTCGACCTGGTCGGCCACACGCTGCGCCTCCTTCATCTTGTCGATGAGAGGCGCGAGATCCTTCGCAGCTTCCAACGATCGGGTCGACAGCTTCTCGAGGAACGACAACATCGAGTTGTCGTTCTTCCCGGTCGGCGTCGTGAAATCCCCCTGCGCAATCTGATCCATGCCCTGCGCGTATTCGGCCTTCAGCGGCGCGATCCGCGCGTTGAGCTGCTGCATCTGCTGCCGGCCGTTCTTCAGGATCTCAAGCAGCGTCATCTGGTCGACGAGCTTCTGGGCCATTTCACTGTTGATGTCGGCCTTCGTGCTCGTGCCGCCCTTTCCGTGCGTAACGAAGTTGAGCTGACCGGCGTCGATCATCGCCGACACCTTCTCCTGCGCTTGGGCGCGGAGCTGGTCATACTCGGTTGCTCCCTCAACGACTTGAGCGAGCTTGGCCTTGGCGTCAGCGATCTGGACGTTCAGGTCGCCCAGCCGATTCGCGAGCTTGTCGGTCGGCGGTCGCGCTGCGCCGCCCTTCTTCTTGTTCGCTTCCAGCCATACGTTGGGCGAGTTCATCGCCGCAACGAACGTGGAACGCTGGTTCTCGCCCTCTTGGCGAACTCGCTCGAGTTCCTTCTGCAGCGCCGCGCGCTGCATTTCCGCGTCCGGCCCGGTGACCGATTTGATCCTCTGGCGTAGCTCGGCGTCGCGCGCCTCGTATGCCTTGGCAATCGCCTCAGTGCCCTTCTTGATCGCCGCTGCAACTTCGGTCCCTTGCGCCTGTTGCTGCTCTTCGGACAACCCCTTGCCTGACGCCTTCTTAATCGCGTCGTATTTGTCCTTGATCGCCGAGACTTCGTTCTGGCCGGACTTCGCGATTGCCGCAACCTTGGCGTCAGTTTCCCGCTGATACGCAGTCTGATACTTGTAGGTGTTGGCGTCCAGGTCGGACGCGTCTAGAACCTTCTTCGCCGCAGCGCGCTGGCTGACGAGCTCCTGAAGCGCAGCCTGCTCTTGAGTGATCTGCGACTTGAGCTGTTTCACGCGCTCTGGATCGGGCGCTTGCCAACCAGAATCGACGCGCTGCCCCTTCTGAGCGATAGCAAGCTGGTTATTCAGGTCGGCGATCTTGTTCTTCTGATCCGCGATGTGCCCGTCTTGACGGTCCAGATCGCTCTGAGCAACGGCACCTTGCGCGATCGAGCGCTTGATATTGGCAGCGTCGATCGCGGCATTTGCCGCGCGCTTCGCCGCTTCGGCGAAGCTGTTCCAGAGCGCGATACCGCCAATAATGGCGCCAGCGAGCACCGTGAGCCAGCCACCGAGCGCGTTGAACGCGAACTGCAGCCCAAGCGTCGCCTCCTTCCACGCAACTTGTGCAGTCGTCATCTGCTGAACTGCCGTCAGCGCTACACGCTCTTCGGCAATGGTTGCTGCAAGGAGTGCGTTCTTCTCGACGAGGATCGCGTTTTCAGCGCTGGTCGCTGCGTTGAGCTGCCCTTGTGCAACCGCTGTTTCGCGCTCGGCCGCCGACACAGCGTTAAGCGTGGCAATGCGCTGACGCAGGAGCGCTTCTTCCTCGGTCAGGAGCGCAATCTCAGCACGCATCGACGCGAGCCGCCCTTCTACTTCCTGGGTGAACTTCGCTTGCGCCGCATACTGCGCAGCCGTTGCAGAATTGGATGCCATCGACATCGCGAGACGCTTGTCCTGCTCGGCCGCCACGAACGCAGTTGCCGCGACCTCGCGCGCTTCGAGCTCGGCGAGCAACGTGACCTTCGCCGCGAGAATCTGCTCGTTGGCGGCGATCTCGCCGGCGATCTCGGCTTGACGGCGCGCGTCGATCGCGGCGTAACGCTTGTCGTTCTCGACGATGAGGCGTTGGTTGCCCGCGATTTCCGCGGCGAGCGCCTCTTGACGCGCTACGCTCTCCTCCCGAATCATCGCGATACGCTTTGCATCCTCGGCCCGAATCTGCTCAGACAGGGAAATGCGCTTTTGCGCGACCAGATTCTCGGTCGCGAGCGAGTCAGTCGCGAACTGCCGGAACGAACCGACGAAGCTTCCAGCCGCGCCCGCGACACCGCCCAGCACCCACTTCGTCGCCATTACGGCACCGAGCGCAGCGGCAGCCTCCGCGGCAAGCTTCAGCTGGTCCTTGTATTCGACAACCGTGCTGACGAGCGAATTGCCAGCCTTGATCGCGCCGACCAAGCCATCGCTCAGGTCATGAGCCCACTGCTTCGCTTCGGACGTATGGAAGACGTCCACCATTTCCGACAACGACTTCTTCGCCGCATCGAAGAACCCGGCGTCGCCGACGGACTTCTTCCAAAGCTCCCACTGCGTGCCGAGCTTTTCCTGAAGACCAAGCCATGTCTCCATCTGGGCGGCGCCGGCGCCCAGCGAGTCCAAATTGAACGCAGCGAGCATCTTGCCCACAGCGGACGATGCCTCGACTGAGCCCTTCTTGATCTTGCCGATGAGCTGATCCATCGACAGGCCCATCGCGTCGGCCATCTTCTGCGCCGCGTTCGGGACTGCCTGCGACAGCTGCATGCGAAGCTCTTGCAGCGACACGCTGCCCTTACCGAGCATCTGCTGGATCGCGAGCGATGCTTCCTTCAGCTGCAGCGACCCACCACCGAACTTTGCAACCTCGTTCGTCAGTGCTTCAGCGGCACCCCTCGCGGGATCGATGCCGACCGTCTTGAGCTTGACGAACATGTCGGTGAGCGACTGCATGCTGAACGGCACTCGCTGCTCAAGGCCCAGAATGAAGTCGACACCGCGCAGCGCATCGAGCTGGCGCTTCGCATCCGTGCTGGCGGTCGACAGCCCCTCCAGCACCTTCGTCAGCCGCTCGATCTGGCCGGACGTCTCCATGATGCCGGCCGGAAGCGCGAGAAAGATCCCATGGACGTCGAGCATGGCGAACTTCACCGCGCCAACGGTTGCCACGAAGCTGTGGAACGAACCGCCCGCCTTCGACAAACTGCCCTGCAATGCCTCTACGGCCTGCCCTGTCGATGCGAACTGGCGCTCGAGCGCCTGGAGCTGCGCATGCGTGGCCCTCGCGGTTACGCGAAAACCACTGTCATCCAGAATGAGGTTGTAACCAATGTCGCCCAGACCGTTCATGCCCTTCCTACCATTGTTGCGACGCCATCATCTTTAGTTCTGCGAAACCGGCGTCATCACGCTTCTCGTTCAGGCGCGAGTTCGTCGCGTTCACCTGATCGGGGAAAATCTCGGTTCGGAGCTTGGTTTCGTATTCCTGCGCGGGCTCTGCGGCCTGGCGGGATACATGCAACATGAACGCGCGGAGATCTTCTTCCGCGAGCAGCCGGTTGATGTTGCGGTTGAGCATCCAGAAAGCACGAATGGGAAGACCCATGACTTCCCAATAGGTCATGCTGTAGTGCCGCATGACGCGCGAAAACAGGAAGGGGAACTCGATTTCGACCTCCCCGTCGGCATCAGCGGCAGTTACTTTTTTGCGTCGCCGGCCCCCTCGCCGCTCTCTGCCGCGGCAGCAGCGACCGCCGCCTCGACGTCGGCTTGGTCCGGGTCGAACATGCCGCGAATGAACGCGCCGACCACCGACAGCTTCTCGAACGTCAGCTTGCGCAGCTCAGCTTCGGGCACGTCCGGCACCGCGCGCATGATCGCGACGATCGTCTCGTCCAGCTGCTTGAGGATGTCCGTCTCGCCTTCGAGGCGCTTGGCGGCCTGTTGCGCGTCGATAAACATTTCGACCGTCATGTCCTGCACTGCGTAGCTCTTGCCGCCCAGAGTGATCTGGCGCTGGGGCTGGCTCGTCGGCAGGTTGTCGAGATCGAGAATCTTGACTGCGGAGTTTTTGCTCATGCTCTTTCGCTTCTTGATGTGGGTGAGCCGGCTTGCGCCGGCCCATTAAGTCGCCGCTGACTTATCTAAAGGTGCGTATTTTTACACGGGTGCGGTGCCGATCGAGAACACCTTCCGTGACAGCGGGTCCGGGAAGCCAGTGAACGTCGTGTCGAACACGCGTTCCTTGTCCACCTGATACGCGTAGTTCATGCCGCCTGCCGTTGCAGCCAGCGGAATAACGAAGTCCTCGGAGTAGTCGTTTGCCGGCTTCGCCTGCGGGTGCAGACGGAGCTCGCCCGCCAGGCTCAGCAGGTCCAGACCGACGCCATCCGTCACGACCACGCTCTTCTGCGGATCCGCCCCGCCGGTGAGCGTAGCGCCCGACACCGTCACGCCGGCGCCATCGCTCGCCAGCGTGAATGCGTTGCCGGTGGCATCCTGCGCCTGTGCGGTCGCCGTCACCACCGAGCCTGCGGCCGCATAGCTGGCGCTCTTGACCTTCGAATCGGTCGAGGCGGCCAGGGCGGTCGCAATCGCAGTTGCCTGCGCTGCCGTCGAAGCAGCGATCGCGATATCGGTCGCCGACGCTGCGTTCGCCTTGAACGTGAAGACAGTGCCGTTGACGGAGATCGTATCGTTGGCCGCCGGCAGCGCCGTGACCGTCAGCGAGCCCGTCGCCTTCGCGCCGCCCGTCGTGGTCAGTGTGGCGCCCGGCATCGTGGCGACGAGGTTGTCCAGCGTCGTTTCCGCCAGCGGCGCCTTGACCGTGACATCGCGCGACATGATGTTTTCGTTGATGGCGCTCTGGCCGAACTGGTCGACGTTGACCTTGTGGGTGTTCGTCTGGACCGTGACCGTCACGCCGCCTTGCGTATAGCCAAGATCCTGCCCCTTGTAGAAAATGGTGCAGATGCCCAGCTTTACGTTTTTGGTATCACTTGCCACTCAAAAACTCCTTTGCAAAGGATGCGATGATACGTCACCGCTGACTTATTACTCTATCGGACAACGTAGGCGCAGTCAATGTTGACCACGAACTCCTGCAGTCCCGATTGTGGGATCGGATAACCGATTGGCAGATGGCGCGGAATCACGTATTTGATCTGCGTGCCATCGTCGAGCGTTTCCTCGAGCATCGATGCCAGCGTGTTCATCGCGTCGTAGGCCAGCGCGCGCGCGGCGGTGTAGCCGTTCTTGCGCACGACAATTGCGAACTCGCCCCGATAGAACTTGGGAAGGTTCGGATCGATTGCCGTGCCCTTGTAGCTCTCCTTGAGCATGATCCCGTCGCAGCCCGCGCGCATCTCGTTGATGAAGATGCTGACGCCCGGCTTGCCGAGGTCCGCCGCGACGAGCTTCGGCACGAACATTTCCAGATTCACTGCCCCTCCTCGTTGATGATGGCCTTGACCTTCTTGCCCATCGGGCCGAGCCGCGAACGCACCGCGCGTTCCATGAACTTGCCGCCCACCTTGCCCGAGCCGGCGTCCTTCGCGATCGAGCCGTCGTCGAGCTTGAACGCGCCCGTGCCGTAGGGCGCCAGCCCCTCGTGCATGATCGCGGCGTATTCGGCGACCCGCTTCCCGTGGGCGTCGACGGCTGCTGGGTCTACCTCAATCGTGACCTGTGTGCGGTTGTTCATCCCACCGCGGTCCTCGACAACGTGGATGGCTTCCTCCAGATCGCCGTCCTTGTGCGGCGCGTTCTCCCTCGCTAGGCGCGCGATCGTCTGCGCCTCGTCACGCATGACGGTCAGGATCTTGCGGCTCGAGCGCTCGCCCAGCTGTGCCAGTTGAGCGGCAAGCAGCTCAGTGCTGAAGTTGCTTTTGACTAGACCCACGGCGTGCCCTCGATGACGTGGTGATCGAGCCGGCCGAACGTGTCATATTTTGGCTCGATCGACGTGATGCGAATCGTGATGTCGCGCGCCGTGAGCTTCGCGCCAATCGCTGCCGACGTGCGACGGTCAACCAGAATGCGCGCGACGACCGCGGCGTCTTCTGCGTGCTCGCCCGAGCCCGAGATCATCGCGCGCGAGTTGGTGGGTTTCACGCTCGACTGCGAGCGCACGATGTTGCACCCCTCCTGAACTGGCTTGCCGGCAATCGACTCGCCATAGAGGGTGTGCTCGAGCAGCGGAAAGATCGAGCAGACTGCGTTAGGCCGGAACATCGTCACCTCCATACGGACGCAGCTGCGCGTCCGAGTTCGGATGGAAGATCTCGTCGCGCACCGACATGAAACCCAACCGGCCCTTGGCGCCAGAGAGCGACACCAGCAGGCCGTGGTTGTCGTGAATCTCGTCCGGGTAGGTCACCTCGACCAAATCGACGCCGGCCGAGGCCGCAATCGTCGCGAACGTGTTGGCGTAGATGCCCTGCATCGCCCCTTTGACGAGCGCGGCAGCGTAGTCGGTTGTCTTCCATTTGCGCCCCAGCGTATCGAGCACGCGAAACGACACCGGCGCCTGGGCTTCGACGATGCGCGCCGCCACCAGCGCACCCGACATCGTGTTCGTGCCGGCCATGACAGCCAGGTCGACACGCGTCACGAAGTCGCGCACGCGGCGCGCAGCCGTCGCGGCGTTCTTCTGCGCGAGAGCGGACAGCGCACCCAGCAGCTCGGCACGCTCCTGGCGAACGAACTCGCTGCTGATGATCGTGCCCACGTCCGGGCTGGCGCCGGCGTGCTCGGCAGCAGCCGCCACAACGTCGCGCAGCGCCAGATCGATCACTGCCGCCAGCGCGGTCAGATAGCCAGCCTGCGCGCTGAGGCACTCGCGCGTGTATTGCGAGAGCGTGCTAGGCGCGGTCGGCGCGGCACCATACACGACGGACGCGGCGAGCCCGGTCAGGCCCATGTTGAAGCCCGTGGTGTGCCGAGCCACGTTCAGGCCCAGCGTATCGATGATGTGGTTCTTCATGAGCGGGAAAGGCGTGTGCGTTTGACGACGTAGCGCGACAGCTCCTTCATGGCGCGGTCGCAGATCAGCCGGCGGTTTGGTCGAACAGCCGAAAATGTTGTCGATGCATCCCCGATCGTCTCGGAGACAATGCCCTGCAGTCGCTTGGCGAGGACAGGATCGCCGCCCAGCAGATCGTCGGCCTCCATGACCTGAGCGCGCTCGCACGCGACACGGAAGTCGATCGGCAGGGACATGTATTGCTCCTGCGAAAACTGGACGATCGAATAGATCCCGAACTCCGGGAAGATGAAGTTCTGCCAGTTCTCCGACCAGCGGTAGCGGTATTGCATCTGGCCGAGGTTGTTGCGCGCCTGAATCATGGCAGCGACGCGCTCGGATCGCGATGCCTGCACCCAGCCGGTCAGACCCGGAATGTCGAGCGCGACGAGCTCGGCCTTGTTGAGCGTCTGGAACGAGTTGGTGCCGGGAATCAGCAGCTCCGTGCCCTCGAGCAGATATCGCGCATCCGTGAGGACACGGCCGGCAGCCGTGTCCATGAGCAGCTCGATCTGGCGCAGCGCGCGCACCTTCCCGGCGGGCAGCGCGTTGATGGCAGCCGGCACGGTGACCGTCACCGATTCGACGATGGAGCCAAACGCGATCGACGTCTCATCGAGCAAGACAGCGCCCTCTTCATCCAGCACGCGGTAACTCACCGCGGTTGGCGTAACCGGGTTGCCCAGGCTGTCAACGAACGGAATCGTCAGGGTGACGTCCGACGCGGCGAGATACACGTTCATGGGTTACACCGCCTCGGCGACGCTCGCTTCGGCCGGCGCTACGGCTTCTGCCGCGGTCGTTGCCTTTGTCACCTTTGTCGCAACCTCCGGGCCTTCCGGCGCATCAACCGGCGGGATCGGATTGACGTCAACCTTCACGCCTTGCTTCTCGAGGATGAGACGGATCAGCTCGCCGATACCGGTCGCCTTCACGCCCAGCGTGTCGCCGATTTCCCGCAGCCCTTTGATCCCGCGATCCGATGCGACACCTTCGAGGTATTCCTGCGAATACTCGACATGTGCTGCTGCCGGCGCGATGGTCGGAATGACGGCCATCGGCCGGGTCTGCGAATCGAGCACGAGTTGCGCCGTGCTCGGGTTCGAGCCGTCTTCGCGCTTGATCTTCACGATGTTGGCGAGGCGCCCGGCGGTGCGGTGGTCGACGTCAAACGCCGACTCGCCGTCGACGAAGTCAACGCCGCCAAACGAGCCGGTGAAACTCTCGTAGCCGGCCTGAACCATGCGGATCTTCATGTGGTGGAACTCCCTGTCCAAAACGGAAAAGGGGCATGGACTACATGCCCATGCCCCGCATTCTACCCTCTTAAATCACTAGTGACTTACCGTCAGGCTTAAATGTTGGTGACGCCGCGCAGACGAGCCAGCGAACGGGTCGACTTCAGAGCCGTGCCGCAATACCACTTCACGCGGATGCGGTCGGCGTCCTTGTTCTGCACCGTGCCGACGTCTTCGACGCGAATGCCCGCGTCCTTGCCGCCCCAGAGGCCGTGCATGCCGTCGAGCTCGTTCAGACGGACGGCATAGATCGAACACGTCTTGGCGTTCGTGCCCATCGTCTCGTCGTTCGCGAGCCAGTCGTTACGCAGGATCGGGATGCCGTTGTGAGCGAGCACCGCCTGGCCGAAATTCGGGATCTCGACCATCGCCGGCTGGATGCCGCCGGTCGCGTAGAGCAGCGCGCGGTATGCGCGGATCGTGCCCGGACGCATCACGAACGCGTCGGCGCCGTTGATGACCGCGTCGGCCAGCTCGTCCATCATCGACAGCGTCAGCGACGCACCGTTCGCGTCAGCGTCCAGCGTCATCGCCGAGGTGACCAACTGCGGCAGGCCGTCGAATTCCTTCGGGTTCTTCGCCGCGTTGCCCTGCGCGATCGTCTTCTTGAAGATACGGCCGACCGCCTTGGCCTTCATCGCGATCTGCGTCGCGCGCTGGTCGTTCGTATCCGAATCGGTTTCCTGCAGGAACTTGTCGACGTCCACGTCGCCCGCGAGGATGCGCAGCTTCGACACGACCTCGTCGAACGTGCCTGCGTCCTCGTTCACGGTGTCGTTCGGCGACAGGAAGTCAGCCGTCGGCAGCGTGTTCTCGCGGTCGTAGACGTAAGCCTTCCCGTTGATGCCGATGAAGGGGATCAGCGCGAAGAGCTCATCGCGTTCGATGATTTCCTCGATCACGCCGGCGACAAGCTGATTGTTCGACAGCTTCTCGGCTTCTGCTTGCAACAGAGGCATAGTTTTCCTTTCGAAAATAGCGATGATAACTCATCGGTGACTTACTTTATCAGGAAGCCACCGGGTTTACAAGATCCAGGCGGATCTCACTTGTTGCGTGCCGCCAAGCCCGCCGCGATCTTCGAACGACCCGTGCTCACTTTCGACGCTTCGGGTTCTGCATGCGGCGTCTGTTTGCCCCCCGTCGAAGAACCGACACCGGTGCGCAGCTTCGACTTGCGCAGCGAATCCTTGTCCGGGTCGATATCGACGAGCTTGGCGATCGCGGCTTCGAAGCTCAGCGGCTCGCCCTTCGAGTCGACGAGCACCGCGCGGTCCTTCGCGCCGGCCGGCTTGTCGAATGCCACGACCGCGCCGTCCTGGAACTCGAAGTGCGCGCCGTAGACACGCCGCGCCTTGGCCGGCGACAGGGTCAGCTCTTCGTTGATGAACTTCGAATTGCCGAACGCATTGCCGACGGACAGCTCCGCGATCTGAGCCTCGAGATCGCGCGAACGCTGCTCGGCGGCGGTCAGCTTTTCATCGCGCTCGCGCAGCTCGGCGCTGTGCTGCTCGACCATCTGCGACTTGAGCGCATCCCACGCGCCCTTCGCCTCCAACTGGGCCGTCTCAGCGTCCTTGCGCTGCTTCACCAGCTCGCGCAGCTCCTTCGCGTCCAGGCCGTCGAATTCCGCGAGGCGCGCGTTCACTCGCGCGAGCTCCTCGGACGTCTCCTTCAGCTTGGCCTTTTTGTCCATCACTTCACGAAGCAGTGCGGCTTCCGCATCCGACGGCTTGCCCGAGCGCGACCCGGCCGGGTCGCCTTGGCCGCCCTCACCACCCTGACCGCCCTTGTTCTTGCCGCCGCCATCGCCCGCGCCGCCACCTTCGCCGCCTTCCGGTGCGCCACCGCTGCCAGCCGGACCACCGCCGCCGCCCTTGCCGCCGTCACCGCCGTCACCCGCCGCTGCGTCCATGTAGCCGCCGCGCACCATCAACTGCTTCAGAAACCAACTCATGTTCTTGCCTACCTTTCGTTGACCGTTCTCTCGGTCGGGTTGTGTGATGGGCCTATCGCTTGGCCCGCTTTACTGCTCAGGACGACTTGACCAGTTGGTTCGAAACGATCCGGCCCGCCGTCTTCTGGAGCTCGCCCTTTCCCATCGGGGTCGCGCCTGCTCCAGGCGCCGCCAGCGCGTCCACCGGCGGCCAGTTCTTCAAATCAGCCTTCATCGCGCCGATGAGATCCTGCTTAATCATCGGGAACAGCTTGCGAATGACCGCTTCCATCTGCTGACGACGCACGCTGTCCGGCGCCTCGATGAGCGAGAGGCGTGCCGCGATGTCGAACTCGTCGTAGAGCCCGCGGACGTCGAAGTCCTTCGGGTAAGAAACCATCTGGCGCTCTTCGACCAGTGCGGCATTCGGCGCGATGTCGATCTCTTCGCCGTTCCAGCGCGCGGCGAGCTCGCAGAGCTTGCGTTCTGCCGCTTCGAGCGCGTCGGCCTTCGCCGCGAGCAGCGAGTTCACGCGCTCGAAGTCGTATGCCTTCGCCACACCCGAGCTGTTGTCGATGCCTTGGCTGTTGTCCTGCTTTGTGCGCTCGCCGGCTAGGCCGACCGAGTGGTAGATCTCGTTGATGATCTTGGAAACCACCTGCAGGATCAGCTCGGCCTGCTTCACGTCCGGCGAAATGAATTCAGGCTTGCCACCGCCCGAACCGTCGTAGGCGAAGATCCGCTTCGTGCCCATTTCCACCAGCTTGTCGTAGCCTTCCGTGCCCGACTCGATCGCTTGAGACGGGATCGTGAGCTGGCTGAACGTCTGGTCCTGAATCACCGCGTCGAGGTTCGACAGGTAGTTCGCGACCGCACGGTCGAGGTAGGCGACATCGGCGATCAGCGCCGGGGACGTGTAGACGTCGTCCGAGATCATGTTGTCGGCCCAGAACACCGGGACGACACCGAGCCCGTGCTTCACGGGAGCGTCTTCTATGATGATCGGCTTGCCGCGCTTGTATTCGACGCGGAACAACTGCGAGCTGTCGCGGGTCCAGAGGCGGTAACGCTCCATGACGTTGCCCGACGAGGTGATCGGGTTCCCGTCGTCGCGCTCCGTCTCGTAGAACAGGATCCAGTTAAGCTTGCCGAACTGGTCGAAGCTCATGTCCAGCGCGTGCTGCGGCTTGATGATGTAGGCGTAGACGCGGGAGTCCGTCGCCTTCTCGTCAGCGATCGTCTGCACTTCATCGGACTTCGTCGAGTCAACCACGATCCACACACGGCCGAAGGTCGACGTCCGGTTCGACACGCGCTTCATGAATTCCGTGATCGGTAGGTCCGATAGCGTCGCGCGCTTCCAGAACCGCTGCACGTAATCCGGCGCATCCTCATTGCGCTGGATCTCCATCTTGAACACGTATTTGTCGAGCAGGTCGACGACCTCGCGCGAATGGTTGAACCGATACGCTCGCGCCAACCGATCCTCGTATTCCTTCTCGCCCTCTTTGATGTAGCGATGCAAGTTCGCGACGAACCAGGCGCGGCCACCCTCGTAGGTTTCCTCGAGGAAGTCCCAATGCGCCTTCATCGCTTCATACAGCGGGTGCCGCCGAGCGATGAACTGTTGAAGCGTCTTTTGCGAGTAACTCATGTGCCTTACCTTTCGGGCCAGCGGCGATTAAATCACTGCTGACTTATCATGTCAATTACAGCGAAACGCCCATCACTTGAACCTCACGAACCGGGAACATGTATTGGACCGGGTAGCCCACCGCGTCGGCCATGTGGTCGAAGCCCGAATCCTTGTCGACCTCGCGCCCGCCTTCCTTGTAGATCGTCTGCTCGAGCGATCGGATGACCTCCTTGCAACGCTTGTCCACGCGCAGCCGGATCTTGCCGTCAGCAGTGCGTAGCATCCGGTTCACCGCGTTCACGCGATCGGCGACCGGCGGGTGCTTCTTGTGGTAGCGGATCCTCTTAAACCCCTTCTGCACGAAGATGTCCAGGTCGGACTCACCGCGCGCGTGCTGCCGGTAGCCGCCGGCCGGGTCGGGGAAGATCGTGACGTTGCCCATGAGCTTCCAGTAGAGGCGCTCGAGCTCGTCGCACACCTCCTCCGTGTTCGAGCTCTTCAGGCTCAGCTCGTTGACGATCCAGACCTCGCCGTTCTCCTGCGGCTGCAAAATGCAGCTCGACATCGGATCGATGTTGAAGTCCTGCCCCACCCAGATCGGCAGCGACGGGTTGAACGGGTAGTCGCCGACGTGCGTCTTTCGGTCGAACGGATAGTAGACCCGGCCGCTCATCGTCTCGAAGCTCGCCTCAAACTCCTGCGCGAACTCCTTCTCGCCCATGTCGGCCTTGGCAGCCTCAATTTCGGACTTCGGAATAAAGGGCGACGTGATGGTCGGGAACTGCCAGCTCTTCCAACGTCCGAGCATCTGGTTCTCGAGGTTCTGGCCGAGCGCGTAGAGGTCGTAGAGGAAGTTGTAGGACTTCGGCGTCCCGATGAACAGTGCGTGCCCACCCGTCGACGCCAGCGTCGGCCGCAATACCTTCGACCAGGCTTCCGGGTTGATGTCCTGCACCTCGTCCATGACGAGAAAGTGGACGCCCACGCCGCGCAGCGAGTCAGGGTTATCGGCGCCCTTCAGCTCGATCCGCGTGCCGTTGACCAGCAAGATCGACATCGTCGTCTCGTTGATCTTCTTGACCCACCGCCGCGGCAGTGCTGCGATCAGGTCCGGCCACATGATCTGCTTCGCCATCCGATAGGACGGCGCGACATACCAGATCAGCCGGCGCGCGACCTTGGCGTATTTGATGAGCGACACCTTGGCAAGCTGGGTCTTGCCCCAGCGCCGGCCTGCGACAACCACGCGGAAGCGGTGCGGCGACTGGAACACCTCCATCTGCTTCGGATGGAGGAAGATCGCCTCGACCTCGGACTGAATCGGTGTTGCCGCCTTCGCGGTCGGCAGGCCGGGCTCACGCAGCTTCATTAGCCACCCCCGCCGGCACTTCGTCGAAGTCGACCGTCATGGCGTCATCGGCCGCTACGTCGATACCGCCGTCCTCCTGCCGCTGCTGCATTTCGAGGATCTGATCCGCGGTCATTTCGTGGATCGGCAGCTCAGGCAGATCGCCAATCTCGTCCTTCTCGCCGTTCGCGATGCCCAGCACTTCGAAGCGCTCGGCGCGGCAGATCGATAGCGCCTCGGCCGCGAGCTTGAGCGTCTTGATCTCGTTCTGAACGGTGGCGAATGCCTGCCCGTCGCGCTGCGCCTTTACGAGTTGGTTCTGGATCAGCTGCGCAATGACCTTCGCCGCGCTGTAGTGGCTGTCTTTCGTCTCGCGAATCTTGCCGGCGATGACCGTCGCGTCGCCCGCAATCTGCTCTGCAACCTTCTGCTGCACCGCTGCATGCACTTCGGCGCGCTTCTCGCCCTTCTTCACCCCCGCCTTCGAGAACATCATCATCAGCGCTCGAGGCGTGCGCCCGAACCGCTCACCGAGCTCTTCGAGCGTCGCATCCCCCGACTGCCACAGGGCAATCACCTCCGCGCGCTGCTTCTCGGTCAGAGCTTTCGTGCCCTTCTTCGCACCGGGCGTCTTCTGCTCAGCCATCAATGCTCCCGACAAAAAAATAGGGGCACCCGTGATCGGTGTGCCCCTTGGAGATATGCGTAAACCTGAAAGCGAAGCATACCCCAATCCGGCCGTTATTGTAAATCACTGACGACTTATTTTTTGCGACGCAATTCGGCAGCGCCGTCCCCGTCCCGCACATCGTTCTCACCCTCCCGTCATGCCTGTCGGAACACCTTTCTAAAACCCTTCAGTCAATCAATGTAAATACAGTAAAGGTTTTAAAAAGGGTTCTTATATATAGGGAACACCCAAAAAGTGACAAGTTGGAAGAAAATTGAAAGGCCGCGGGAGAGGCCATTACTTTTCTTACAGCAAGCCACGGAAATACCAAAAAAGTGACAAGTAATCAGTATCCTTATGAATACAAACGATATTTCGTCTTCCAGAGACCCGCGGAACGGGAATGCCTGAAAAGTGACAAGTAAAGCATTTCGTAATAATTCCTCGGTTCTTTGGGTGGTTCGCTGGAGACTCCGGCGCAGGGGTCTCCATTCGAAAGCATTCAGTAAGATAGCGTGCCTCAGTCCATCAGCACCTCCTCGACGAAGCCCGGTTCGACATCAAATTCCTCGACCGTCACGAGCTCCGGAATCACCGACTCAGATAACTCACCGCTTACCTCGTTCACGACCGGGGCCGACGGGCGCACGGTGGGCGCGCTGGCGGGTTCCGGTCGCGGCGTCCCGGCAATGACGGCACTACCCGTCGGCGTGGGCGCCACGAGCCGCCTGACGCGCCCTCGGCGGTGTTCCGTGGCACCCCGGTCGATGAGGCCGTGCTTCTCGAGTGCGCGCAGCGAAAACTGCAGGCTCTCCTTCGTGGTGCGATACGGCAGCCGATCGAGGATCTGGTCGATGTCCGCCGGCGACCATCCAGCGGCCGCGGCGTTGCCCGCCACCACGACTTTCATGATCTCGATCTGCTTAACGGTCAGATTCATTGCCGCTCCTTGCACAGCCATTCCATCCGGCCATTTCGAGCCAAAAGTGAAATTTGCGCAGTGGTCAGCTCTTCTCTTGATGGCATGCGAAGCCAGCTAATCTCGTCGAAAGAACATCCTCTAAAACCGTCAATGTTGAAAACGCGTGTGTCAACCCTGCACCGGCCATCGCAGAACGAACTACTGGCGATTGCAAGAAGCTCAGGTCGATCACGCAACCGGCGTGCACTCATGCCCCCTCCAAGAGATCGAGTCGCAACGGTTCGTCCACTCCCTGCATGTCGAACGCGGACAGCGGCAGACGTGCCGGCAGCGCGCGCATGGCGCCGGTTGCCGCATCCCAATCCGGGTTCACCCACGCGGCATACACCGTCGCGCCGAACACCAGCTGCTGCGTCTGCTTCAGGAGGTAACCGAGCTCCATCTGCTCAACGCGTGACGTGCCGTTCAGCCGGTTGTCGCCCGACTTCTCCATCGAGCTGTTGCGGTAGTAGAAGGCGCGAAGCTCCTTCAGCGTGTGCTCGCGCAGGTAGTCGGGCATGCCCTCGATCTCTGCCTTGATCGCGACGTAGTCGTAGGCCGGGCTTTTGAAGTGTCGCGCGAAGAATGCGAGGCCCGACTCGAACGCCGGCGCCGATTTCGGCTTCACGAACCGCATGCCGGCCTTCGCCGAGAACGGGTTGTAGCGGCTCATGGAGCTGCGCGACTCAACGTAGCGAAAGCCCATCAGGCGGTATGCCAGATTCTTGAACCGGTAGGCAATGCCGCCACCGCGATACATCGTGTCCAGCACCGTGCGCGACGACAGGATCAGGTTCTTGTTGATCCATGCCATGCGCTGCACGTTCATCAGCTTCGTGTCGCGGCCGTTCTGGTTCGGACGCAGATGCGGGAACACCTGATTTCGGCCCGAGTCGAGCGGCTTCGGCACCGTGAACACCATCACGCCGATCGTCTGGGCCGGCGCGACGCCGTCGTCGACCACCAGGCGCATGTAGCGCGGGCCGATACCGTTGTTCGATGCCTTGTAGTGGAGCTCGTGGAGCAGTTGCCAGTCTTCCAGCGTGCCCCGCTCCACATACATGTGCTTGACGAGCGACAGCGGCCGCGTGCCGGCTGCCGGATCGCGCCACGCCAGGATCGGGCTATCCCGGTCGTCTGACGCCGTGATCGGCCCGGCAAGGTTCAATGCGGTGGCCGGCGTGCTCATTCGAAGCTCAGCCCCCGCGCGATGACACCGAACGAGGTCAGCCAGTCCTCAACCTGTGCCCTGGTGCGCGCGCCGGAGAACTGCGCCTTGACGACGCCGTCCTGGAGCACTCGCAAGTTCGGCACGCCACGCACGCCGAGCGTCTCTAGATCTTCTGGGCTGATGTCGGCTGCATTGATCTCGGTGCAGTTGAAACCGTAGTCGGCCTTGAGCGCCTGCAGCGCAGGCTTGAGCATCTTGCACGGGCCGCACCACGGCGCAGTGAAGATGACGACTTCGGGCGCCGTGCTCGAGCCGGAAAGGAGCTTGTCGTAGATCTGTTTCATCATGCCATCCGTTTCAGGAGTTCGAATGCCTCGTCGCGCGTCATCACACGCTCGCCGGCAGCGGCCGCATTCAGCTCTTTGAACGTCTCGACGCGCAGCTTTTCGCGATAGCGCTTCTCGATGTAGAGCGACGGCTGGAGGTCTTCCACGAGGTCGAGGTGGGTCGTCGCAACGATCACCGTCGCCCCAACCTTGCGCGCGGTCTTCTGCACCGCATACGCGATCACCTTCGCCGCGGTGCGGTCGAGCACCGCCATGAACTCGTCGGCCACCCAGACGTCGGCCTGGCTTTCGATCGCCTTCGCCAAGCGGAAGCGGTAGCGCTGGCCGTCGGACAGCTCGCCGGGCTTTCGGATGAACAGGTAGGCGTCGTTCAGCCCGGCGATGGACAGCAGCCGGATCGCGTCGTTGGTCGAGGTGCCGATCTGGTCGATCAAGGGAACGTCGGGCTCGAGGTGGACGTGGTCGAGGTTCGCGACCTTCTTGCCGGCCGCGTCCATCTGGTCGGAAAGCTCGCGCAGCAGCAGCGACTTGCCCGCGCCCGACTGGCCGGTGATGTAGACGACGTCGCCCTGCTCCACGTCCAGATTCAGCTCGTCGAAGATCACGAACTCCTTGTCGTCCAGGCCGAGGCCGAATGCCTCTGCCACCTCGACGACGCGCTGCGATCGCGCGACGCGGGTGTGGAACCGCTTGTCAATGAGATAGGTTGTCATTTAAATCATTCGTGATTTACTGTTGGCGCCGAATAAAAGCGATCAGCGCGTCTGCGCCGGCCAGGCCCGTTTCTGCCTGCACGCGCGCCATGAAGCGGGATACGTGGATCTCGTCGACGCCAGCGATGTCCTTGAACCCAAACACCTTCGCGAGCGGCACGCGGCGCGCACTGACCGCGTCCGCTTTCGCGTGTGCCTCTTCCTCCTGCTGCTCGACTGCTACCGCGACGTCCGGCACGAACGCGTCGACATTGAGCTCGCCGAGGTCGGCCGCGGAGAACTCGAGTTCCTTCGTGTCGAAGATGCCCACCAGCAGCGATTCGAGGCCGGCCACTTCCTCGCGGAACATGAGCGTGTCGATGCCGCCTTCGTTCGTGCGGTTGTCGGCGAGACGCAGCGCGCGTTTCTCTTCGTCGGTCAGGCCCGACAGGATCACGACGGGCACTTCTTCCATGCCGCGCTTGATGGCCGCCAGCCGCCGGCCATGGCCGGCGATGATCTCGCCGTGGTCATCGATGACGATCGGCTGGGTCCAGCCGAACTGCTCGATCGACTCGACGATCTTGTTCACTTGCGCGTCGTCGTGCTTCTTGACGTTCTTTGCATACGGGACCAGCGCGGCGACCTTCCAGACGTCCTCGCGACGGGTAACTCGGGGATGATTTCGGCTCATGCGGCCTCTTTGTTTCGGTAGAACTGCACGATCGCGGAGCGACGCGCGGAGAGGTGTTCCGTGGTGTCCTCCGGCTCGAATTGCGAAGCGCTATCGCACGCTTCGCAAATGGCCGGCTCGCGGTTGTGGAAGTAGCAGCGCTGGCACTCCGGGTAGAGGAACTCAGCGCGCGGGATGCGGGCAAAACCGGTCGGCTTCATGCGATCAACGTCCAGTCTTCAGCGAGCACGTCGGTCTGCGACGCGAGCCACGGCACGAACTTCTCGTCGGCTGTCTTCATGCCGATCCAGGGCAACTTCTCGCAGCCGAGAGCGTGCACGGAACCCGCGCGCGAATCGGGGTTGTAGTCGTAGCCGAACACGAGCGCGAGCCACATGCCCTTCCCATTCCATCCTGCCCGAGCGACTCGCTTGCCTGCCTTCAGTGCTTCGATTGCATCGCCAAAGGTCATGCCTTCGACCTGCCGATATGCACGCTCGAACACCGCCTTCGGCGACCAGCTGACGTAGCCGGCATAGAGCGCCGTGTTGGCTGCCCCGCCGTCTGCGTATTCGACGAGATAGCCCTCGTCGGCCGGGTTCTCGTCGGCCGGCACCGTCCAGCCACGCAACGTGTTGTAGGCGCCGCGCGTCATCGGTTCGGCGTTGACGATCTTGGTTCCGAGGTATCGCTTCACTTGTATGCCTTCATCAGATGGACGAAGGCGTTGCCGGCGTTCGTCATAGAGTCTTCCTGCGTGAAGCCCTGTTCACGTGAGGCTCGATCGATCGCGGACGTGATCCACGCGACATCCTCGACAGGCACCTTGAAGCGCATCACCTGATGGGTGGCACCTGCGCTCGGCAGCTCAGGCATCTGCGGTTCAGCGTCAGAATCCAGCTCGTCGAGATCTATACTCGAAGCCATGAGAATGTCGGTGAGCTCGCCGTCGGTGTAGGGCAGGAATTCGGCGACGTCGTTGCCGAGCTCCTTGAGCAGGCGTGACAGCGCGAGCGTGTCGTCTTCGCCGTAGCGACCGTTGTCGACGAGGCCAATCTCCTTCGCCGCTTTGTCGCTGATGCGGCCGACGTTGATGATCGGAACTTCCGTGAGCCCGATCCGCTTCGCGCTCTCCCAGCGGTGCTCGCCACCCAGGATTTCGAACGCGCCGTCGTCGATAGTTCGAACGACGACAGGTTTGTAGAGCCCACCAAAGCGCCTCAGCGACGCGTCAAGCTTCGCTTCGTTCTCCGGGCTCATGTGGTTTGTGTTCCAGGGGTTGGGTCGCAGCATGTCGATCGGGACGGTCGCCTGTGATACCTGGATGTGGGTAGCTGAACCTGCCATAATGGTGAGCGTAAGTTAAATCACTGCTTACTATACTTTTTGACCTCCTCTAAGGCAAGGCATATGACGACAATCGGGATCACGCTCGCCGCGAGCGCGGTGAATGCCAAACTGATCGGCGCCAGTCGAGAAGCGAAGCTGCTCGTGCGCGATACGCTGTCCTACCTCGTCGACGGCGCACAGTATTCGCAGGCATTCAAGGGCACGAGCTGGGATGGCCGCTCGAGCTTCTTCGACTTCAACAGCGGGACGTTCCCGGCGGGCTTCCTCTACAAGGTGCAGGCGAAGCTGCTGAAGGCCGGCTACCGGGTGAACGTGGTGCGCAACCCCGCGCCGGCGCCGCTCGGTCCGGAGCGCCCGGAGGTCGACGAGTTCGGCTATGACCCGCGCTACAGCTACCAGCCCGAGGTCGCTGACAAACTGGTCAAGCACCGGCAGATCATTGCCCGCGTCGCCACCGGGGGTGGCAAGTCCCGTATCGCGCGCATCTGCTACAAACGCATCGCCCGCAAGACGCTGTTCCTGACGACGCGCGGGATCCTGCTCTACCAGATGGCCGACGCGGTCGAGTCGAACCTAAAGGAGACGGCCGGCATCATCGGCGACAGCAAGTGGGACGGTTCGCGCCAGTTCACGGCCGGCATGGTGCAGACGCTCGCACAGGCGGTCGAACTCTGGACTGAGGAAGGCGAAATGCTCGCCTACCTGAAAAACCGCGACGCGGCAGAGGACCGCGAGGTCGAGAAACAGGCAACGCGGCTGAAGAAGCAAGGGTTGAAGGCGGCTGAGGTCAGCGCCGCCACCGCCACGCTGCGCAAGACGCTCGAGGCGCAGCGGCCCTCAGACGCGCAGGTGGTCGCCGACATTCAGGCGAAGGTGCGCGACCACAACAAGCGGCGCGATGAGGTCATCGAGTGGCTGAAGACGATCGAGTTCGTCATTCTCGAGGAAGCTCATGAGGTGTCGGGCGAGGGCTTCTACCAGTTGATGCGCCAGTGCACGAACGCGCACTACCGGCTCGCGCTGACCGCAACACCGTTCATGAAGGACAGCCCTGAAGCGAACCTGCGTCTCGAGGCATGCAGCGGGCCGGTCGCGATCACGGTGACAGAGAAGCAGTTGATCGACCTTGGCGTGCTCGCGACGCCCTATTTCAAGTTTATCCCGCTCCAGAACCACGCACCGCAATACCAGACCGAGGTGAAGGGCAAAGTGTTCACGCACCGGCTGTTTCGCTCGACGCCCTGGCCCAAGTGCTACGAGGTCGGCATCGTCAACAACGACGAGCGCAACCACGCGATCGTCTACGAGGTCGCGCGCGCGGCGAAGCACGGTCTGCGAGCAATGGTGCTTGTCGGCCGCAAGGAGCACGGCAAACGCCTCACCGAGCTGCTGACGGCCGCCGGCGTGCGCTGCAACTTCATCTTCGGTGAGCACGACCAGACGGAGCGACAGGCCGCGCTGAACGCGCTGCGCGACGATCGCATCGATTGCGTGATCGGCTCGACAATCCTCGACGTGGGCGTCGACGTGCCGGCCGTCGGTCTGATCGTGCTTGCCGGCGGTGGCAAGGCAGAGGTGCAGACCCGGCAGCGGATCGGCCGCGGGCTGCGCGCGAAGAAGCTCGGCCCGAACGTCGCATTCGTCGTGGACTTCGTCGAGGCGAACAACCAGACCCTTCGCGACCACCAGAACGAGCGGATCGCGATCATCAAGAACACGCCGGGGTTCGGGGAGAACATCGTGGCGGACTTCGACTACTCAGCTTTCAAGAAGGCGGCATAATGCGCAACTGCAAAATTTTCCTGCTCACCTACCTGTCCCTGCTGCTGACCACGCTGGCCGGCAGTGCGGCCGGGGTCGCAACTGGCGTCGGGGTCGCAACTGGCGTCGGGGCGGCAGATGGCGCCGCTGCTGCGCAGTTCCTCTGGGGCATCGTCGTGCTGACCACGAAGGAGATCGGGTGAGGGAGCGACTGCCCAAGCCGTAATCGTCCATGCGCTGACTATACTTATCCGTGTAGACAACGATCTAAGGGCTCTTCGGAGCCCTTTCTCATTTGCGGAGAAACACCTTGCCACGACCGATTGTCACCCTCATGCAGCGTGCCAAGGCGCTGCTGCCTGAAATCACCGCTGACATCGAAATTGATCGTGATGGCGTAGGTGCGCTCGCAACTTTGCTGTCGCGGGTAAACTATCGGCCTCACAGCCACGTATTGCCCGAGTCGCGCCAAGTGTGGCTCGATAGACTGAGCGAACGTAGCCTGCTGGCGATGAAGCCCGACCAGCGGATACGGACGTATCGCAAGTTTGCGCTCGATTTGACCGATCCTGCGCTCAAGGACATCGAGCAGGTGTTGGAGTGGCGCGCAAAGCATGGCGACTCGAACATGCCCGAGTCCCAGCGGTTCCCGGCTGCGCAGCTGACCGACGATGCGGCTCGCTGGCAACTGCCGATTCAGGAACAAGATGACGTGGAGAAGGTGGCCGATGCGCTGCTCGCAGACGCGGCGCTCGGTAATTCAGAATGGTCTGCGTGGTAATTGATGGAGCTGTCTATGAGAAAAATGATCGTCGTCGCCTTGCTCGCTGCATCGAGTTCGGCCTTCGCGCTGCCGCCGGGGAACATGGTCGAATTCAACAATCAGGTCGAGACGTGCAAAAAGTTCGGCAACGTCGGGGCGCTCTACTATCGGATGGCGGAGCAGGGGAAAACGCCGACCGTTCACATGAGCAAATACACCGAACCTATTCGGCAGACGATCGAGAGCGAGATCTTCGGCAACACGGCTTCATATAACGAGGAGTCAGCGTGGAAGTTTGCCTACTCCTACTGTTGGGACCACATCGATAGCGCCCTTCGCCAGATGAAAGCGGACGGTGCGGCAGAATGAGCGACATCACCAGAGCGCTGATCGTCGCATCTCCCCATATCGAGAAGATTCTATCCGGCGAGAAAACTTGGGAGATGCGGACTCGCCATGTTCACTCACGTGGCCCAATCGCACTTATTGCGAAGGGAACTGGCACTGTCGTCGGTGTCGCAGAAATTGCTGATTCGCTCGGGCCGCTCTCGGATGCCGACCTCTTCGCCAACGCATCACGGCATCGCATTGAAGGTCATCATCTAATCAGCCAACTGAGCGAAGGTCCTTTCCCGGAGGTGCCAAAGCGATGGTCGCACGCGTGGGTGCTTGAGAAGGTTCTGAAGCTCATTAAGCCGGTGCACTACCGGCATCCCAACGGGGCTCAGCAATTTGTTATCTTGGACAAGCCGGCCATCGAGGCAATAACGAAGCAGGTCGCGGCGCTCCGGAAATCGGCTGTATAAGGAAGCGACTTTCCACCCGGCGCCTGGCTGTATAAGGACGGGTCGCTTCCGCCAAAAAATTTCCGACGAAGCCCCACACTAAGTGCGTGCCTGCCTAAGACTACCCACGTCTGTCCGAAAGCGCTTGACGACTACAAATTTCCGTGTCCGGTAGTGCACCTTCCTCGCTATGCACTACCGGGCTCCGTTCGTCAGAGCGTCCAATCAACACGAAAAGAAAGACAATCGAAACGCGTGTTGTCAGTGTCCCATTGATCGAGTATCCGGGCGTCGTGCGCGCACGGGTCAAGCTCTGAGCGTTCGATCGTGTCGAGCATATCAGCGCGGGCATGTTCGCGGGCGCGTGAGACTTTGCAGGGGGCGTTAAATGCGGTCGTCATGGTGCAATGTGAGTTAGCTTAGGGCGGGCTTAGTGGGCGCATATCGCGCCCACTAAATCACCATTTACTTATCTTTCTTCGCCCCTTTAACGAGCGAAAGGGTGTCATCGCTTGCAGTCTCAACCATCTTTGCGATTGCAGCGATGAACGGGGATTTTTCGTTCACTTCCAGGGTTGCTTCTTTGCCCTTTACGCGAACCATCTTACCCATGCCCAGATACTTGCAGAACCCGTTAGAACCAAACGAGCGGGAATTCTGCGTGCCCTCCGTCGTGATACCCACCCCGCCAATGACGCGACGAAGCTTATTGACCAGAGATACATCGCGCACCACGTCAGACGTCGAATCGTCGCCCTTGCCCGTCGTCGCATAGACCAGTGCACTACGGGAAACCGCGCCCGCATGAATCGCGCTCAGAAGCGACAGAGCGGTAACACCATCAAGCATGGTGTAGTCTTTCGCATGCAAGCATGCGAGGAACTCAGACACGCGCTTTACTGCTTTCACGCCCATATTGTCGGCGATGGTCGACAGGAATTCGATATCGGAGATCTTTGCGCGCTTGAGCATGCCCGCAGCGAAAACGCAAAGCTTGTCGTCCCAATACTTGCGTGCGGTTTTCAGGTCTTCGCACTCGCCCGCGCGCCCTTCTTTCTTGGACCAACGATCGTTAGCCCGGTTGATTGCGATCATGACGTTTTCGAGGGTGAAGACGTTTTCTTGTGCGTTCATTTTGATTACCTATTAAGAGTGAAATTTATCTATTGTTCGCTGCGTCGCTTTGTGTAACGCAGTGTTTGTATGGTAATTGAACCATTCGCATAAGTCACTAAGGACTTATTAATCGAGGATCGCAGGAGCGTTAGAGGCAATCTATTTGAGCTGCCAGCACACCCGTAGTAATCGCGCGTGCGCGCACTCTTGCTATAGGTGACGTTAACGGGTGCCCCGCTGGCGGAGGTAGTGCGAAGCGCGATGCTTCGTGGATCTGATGATCGATGGATTGGGCGGGCTCGGCGACAAGCTCAGGTCGGCCAAGTAGATGCGCAATACGAAAGCGCCGTTTTCGTCCAAGAAGCGCCATACCGGGCCGCGTTTTGGATCCGAAATCGGCAGAGCAAGGTTGGAATGGTGACGCCCTCTTCCGCGGCGTGCCAGGTGGGCTGACAAAAAGCAGCCGAGCGAGCACGGATGCGCTCAAACTCGGCCAAAAAGCTTCACCGCTACGGGGATAGGCTCACTCAGGTAAAACAGTGCCGATGTCGCGCGGTCAGTGCGTCCAGGTCATCGATTGGGAGCGCCCGGCACGCATCTGGCGGTGCTCGGTGCGGGTGCGCAGTTCGCGCAGCTCCTCATGCTCTTGCATACGCTCCATGTCGGTCATGCCACGATCTTCATCGTCACGGCAGAGGGCGGATTCGACATAGACGCGGTGTGCAAGCATAGGGTGACCTCTCTTTTGAATTCGTTACAGCGTCATCGCTGCGATGACATGAATTCTGCAGATCTATGCTTGGCGCACGGTTGGATAGATGGGTGGCGCTATTCCTGCGCCAAGGCGGTCATTGTAAGCGGGAGCTTATCGTCCCGCGCCCTAAATTTTACCGGCGCCCTTTCCATCGACGTGGTGCAATTGCATTGAGCCAATCCGCTGCCCGGCTCAATGCAATTGCTGATACCGCGACGATCACCATCGCTGAAATCCAGCCGACGATAGCCGCAATCATTCCAGATCTCAACATAATTCCGCACTCCCAATTTCTACATCTGAAATGGTATCGAGCGGTTCGAGGAGTCTTGTTGCTCCCCTCGATGGCTGGACTCAGTGGATTTTGGATTCGGGTGGATTCTGAAAAATCTAGGAATCCGCCCTTACCCCAGATGCGAAATCATATGCAGGTGCCTGACGAGGTTCACCATCGAGAAGCCGTCGTCGAAGCCGATCACTGACATGCAAAGGGCCGCAAAACCCGTCGCTGCGCCGAACACCGTCGTCAGTCGTTGCAGCAGCGCATTTGTCTTGGCAGGCCGCGGCGCGCGCTGAGCCACCCCTTCTGTCGGGGCGATATCGATCGTGATCTCTTCAACACGGCTGAACGACAGCACCTCGATACCGGCGTCACGATACGCCGCGGCGATCTGCTCGAACCATCGTTTTTGCTTGACCTCGTCACGCGGAAAAGGCGTCTCCAGCCTCACCACATGAAAGTTTTGATTCGCGTCAAGGCAGTCAAATTTCACGATTCTCATAGCATCCCCGGCAGTGCCCCTATTCTCGAAGCAGGCGATGTTACAACACGTAACAGGTTATAACAATAAGTCACAATAAATTTATTCTCACCCCGAATCGTTTCACATATAAAAATTATCCAAGGAATTGTTGTTCATATCGGTGAACGGCCACTTCCGGGCCGTCCGATGCTCAATACCAGCGATGGCAGGGGGCCGATGCGAAGCGACGCTCTTCCGTGCGCTGTGTCTGCCGGGCCATCAGATATGCACTTCGTGGACACGCCCCGGCAGACCGGGCGCCGAGGTAGACATTTCGCTCGATGAACGTCCGCAGACGATTCGCTGCCTCATGCGTTGTCACACTCATCGTGCACCTCCATTGACCGACTTGATACGCTTCGGCATCGCGCAGCGTCGCTCACGGGCCGCGTGAATCGGGCCACCCATGAGGAGATCGATCACCCACCAGCACACCGCACCGATGAGCACCGCGGCACCGATGACCAGCAAGACGGCACAGAACCATTCGAACTGTTCGAGCATGTCGCCCTCCCCCTTATGCGAGCGACGGCGTGACGCGGAACGGATCCACTTTGACCAGATTGCCCTGATCGTCGGTCGTGAACAGACCAGGCTGGCCGTCATACACCTTGTAGAGAAAACCGAAGCGGCGTGCGAGAACGGGAAGGCAGAGGTGGTGTTGCATGGTGAAAGCCCGGTTGTGTTGAAGAGCTTTCATTCTCGAGATCGGGCTCTGGAGCACCGCAGGACGCTACAATCGACGCACTACAATTCCGAATCGGGGATAGCCATGAAGCGAATCATCTTCGGCGTCACATTGCTGACGGCGGTGGCTTGTGCCAATGCACAGGCTAGTCCGCCCTCCCGGACCTTCTATAAGGGCTCTAATTTTTTGCGGCTGACGCCGAGTGAACAGATGGGGTATCTGCAAGGCGTGATCGACGGTTTCGATACAGCGCCAGATCTATATAACGACCAGGATTCGCCCATGCGCCTAGCCATCTATAAGTGCAGCAAAGCCATGGACCTCCACGGCAAGCAACTCTATACGATCGTCAGCAACTACATGCAGGCAAACCCGGAGCGGTGGGAATACAGCATGGGCGAACTGGTGCTGTTCGCCATGGCTCAATCTTGCAAGAAGGTGGGGATACCCATCAACTGAATCGAAACCTTATACGGCGCGCCTTGGAAACTTATAGGGCGACATGCCAACCTTATATGTGACTCTTATAGGGCCGCGGCTGTCCAAGGAGCTCCATACCGGCGCTGATCTTGGATATTTTCGGCATGGTCGATTCCTAGGAAGCCCCGTCCAGCTTGGCAGACAGGACAATTGGCCTTCCTTGGCGGGGTGCCGGGCGGTATAAGAAAATTTCCAGGGAGCACGTTTTTAACATGACGATGCGGCCCGCCAGCCTCACTTTCTTATACGGCGCACAACGCGGTGAGTGCGTGAGGATGGGGTATATATGGGAATGTGTGGATGATCCATATACGATGCGTGCACTCTCCTATCCGCGCCGGTATTGGGATGGCACGAGTCGGTGTTGTTGTCCTCTTCCGTGCTCTTCTCATCGTTCGAGCCATCGATCATTCTTCTGTTTTTCTCTACTGTTCTGGGCCAGCGCTGCCTATCCCTGACGTCATGAAGTCTCCCTGAAGCCGCACGGAAGCATTGCGCCCTCGGATTCTTGCGATTACGGTTCAGAATCAAGGACTTATTGCGCACATTTCACTACCCTCTGTTTCGAGGCAGAAAACGTCCAAGTTTTCACGCTGTTCGCGGCCCTCTCACCAGAAAATGAACAGGGATTCTTTCCTCTAAAGTGCGTGCGTTCTCACCCTGATTGCCATGACGAAGCGCTACCTCGAACGGAACATTGTCTCGGTCATCCAGCAGCTCAATGCGGAGGGAATCGAGCGAGTTTCTTCGATGGAAGTGGCGTCTCGGCTGGGTGAAAGCAGGACAACAATCGGCAGGTATTTGAACGCGCTGGTGGATTCTGGGCGTCTGGATCGTGTCGGTTCTGGATCAGGAACCCGCTACGTGCTGGTGAATATCGGCGATTGGCTGGACCGGAAATCCGCGGCAGCCGGCGACTTCGACGATTCGGGCGCAATGGTGTCGTTCCAGGCTTACCAGGCTGCTGACGCGTATGTGCGTCGGCTATCCCCTCTCGTAGGCGAACGTGGCGCTCGCAGGAAGGGGAAACGAGTCGGGATCGTAGTCGTTACGCCTGACCGCGGCGCGCACGGTCGATACGCGGCTCGGATTCTGGGCGCTCTCTCGCGGAAGATCCACGACCTAGAGACTGAAGGGCTCGGCGTGGAGCTCACCGCGATCGGCCAACTCGCGGGTGACTTCGTCGCGGGGGCCGGACTGCCGATCAAGTCGTCGATCGAGAAGATCCGGTCCGGGTCGAAGCTCGAAGGGTTGATCGGTGCGCTCAACAGTCATGCCGAAGGTTATGTCGCAGGGCGTCTGCGCGCGATCTACCTCGTCCATGCAGGGTTTATCGAGTCTGCGAACAGCGGCATTGTGGTGGATCGCGTATTACCGCTTGATCCCGATTCCGTTGCGCATGACGGAGCAGACGAGGCGCTAGCGCCCGACATTGTGCGTCGCTATATCGAGGCAGTTGTGCTTCGGTCCGTGTGCGAAACCATTACGCTGCAGGCTGTATTGGCAGCTGGTGATTGAGTTACGTCTTTGGAGATTTAAACGATGGTGGAAGGTAAGATTGTTCAGTGCATCGGCGCCGTTATCGACGTGGAATTCCCGCGCGACAGCATGCCGAAGATCTACGACGCGCTCATTCTC